GAGCCGCCGTGTCGATCGAGCCTCCCGCTTCGCCGATCCTGATTGATCCGGTTTCCGGGTTGCCGTGGGAGCGGTTGGGACGGATTCGCCGTTCGTGACCGGTAATAGCACCCCGCGTGCGCGCGCGCCACGGAGCGCAGGGACGGGTAGTGGGTCAGTTTTTGAAACTGACCCACTACCTGCTGACGCGAATTCTTGACATATCCGCTTTAATCGTGACAGGTGCCTTGCATTATATCGCGCCCGCGCGCCAGCGATCCGGAAATCCCCATGCCAAAGCCCACCACATTCGCCCCAGCCTCGGGGATTCCCGCGCGCGGCGCCGGCAAGGGAGATGGTTGGGGCGGCCCCGCGAAGGGCGCCGGAAGCCAACGGAAGCCATTCGATGGGACGACTCGACCTCCGCCGGACACGTTTTCACCAGAAAAGCAGGCCGCCCGCTGCCTTCTGGCCGCCGCAGAGGAAGAGCGGCAACGGCAAATGCGGGAGGTCATCGGCGATCTCGCGTTGAACGCGGAACGCGAGGAAACGCAGCTATCGGCGGCGGTCGCGTACCTGAACCGATCCGAGGGGATGCCGCAGGCCACGAATAAAAATTTCAACGCTGAAGTTACTTTCGAGCAGTTGGTCAAGCAAAGCCTGAAACCCAAAGTCGAATAGGTTGAGCGAGATCGCGATCGATGCGCTACGACGGTGGCGTGAGCATCCAGGTCAGATGGTCCGGGAGTTGTTCGATGTCGAGCCCGAGCCATGGCAGGATGACGTGCTCGAAGCGTTTCCGCATAACCAGCGTATCGCCATGCTCGCGAGCAAGGGCGTTGGGAAAACCGCCGTTGAGGCGTGGCTGGCGTGGAATTTCCTTCTGACGCGTCCGCATTGCAATATCGCGGCGATTTCCATTACCAAGGAAAATCTTGAAGACAACTTCTGGAAGGAGTGCGCCTCATGGCTGTATAAGTCGCCTCTTCTGCAATCAATCTTCGAGTGGCGAAAAACACGTATTGAATGCCGCGCCCACCCCGCGACGTGGTGGATGTCGGCGCGGTCCTGGCCCCGGAACGGATCGCGGGAAGAGCAGGCGAACTCGCTTGCCGGCCTTCACGCGGACTACGTGGCCTTTATCCTGGACGAGTCTGGCGGCACCCCAGATGCGGTCATGGTATCGGCCGAGGCGGCCCTGTCCTCGTGCGTGGAGGGCCACATTCTTCAGGGTGGCAACCCAACCCATCGCGAAGGGGCGCTGTTCAAGGCCCACCAGGAGCGTGACCGGTGGCATGTGGTCACGGTCAACGGCGATCCGGATAACCCACGGCGATCGTCGCGAGTTTCGGTCGAGTGGGCACAGGATCAGATTCGAGCGTACGGACGGGATAATAGCTGGGTTCGCGTCAACGTATTTGGCGAGTTCCCAGAATCGAGCCTCAATACGCTGGTGGGGATGGAGGAACTGACCGCCGCCACCACACGATCCTACCGCGCCGGAGACATCGAGAAAGCGGCCAAGGTGCTTGGGGTCGACGTGGCGCTCTATGGTGATGATGCCAGTGTGATTTCCCCACGCCAAGGCCTCGTTGCACTCGCGCCGCTGACGTACCGCAACCTCGACGGCATCCAGGGAGCCTCTCAGGTCTCGCGCAAATGGGACGAGTGGGGCGCAGATGCCTGTTTCATCGACAACACCGGCGGCTATGGTACGTCCTGGATCGATAATCTGCGGCTTCTGGGTAAGACGCCGATCGGTGTCGGCTTCGCGGAAGGATCGGCATCGGGCCGGTACGCCAACAAGCGGGCCGAAATGTATTTCGAGGCCGTGGTCTGGATTCGCGGCGGCGGCCAGCTTCCGCCAATGACGACACCTGGAATGCCGGAATTATGCGCGGCGCTGTCCAGAACAACCTACACGACGCGCGGCGATCGCCTGCTCTTAGAGCCGAAGGCATTGGTGAAAGAACGACTTGGGTATTCCCCCGACCACGCGGACGCCTTCGTGCTCACCTTCGCGCATCCGGTCACGGCCAAGACGCAACAGAAGACCGGCGGTGGGATGCGGTCGGACTGGGACTACACCGCCGCGCTGAGCCAACAATCGGGCGGCACGTCACGGCATCAGAGTGATTATGATCCTTACGCCTGAAAGGGACGACTGACATGGGATTCGGCGGCTCACCATCCACTCCCGCGCCACCGGCGCCACCACCCCCACCGCCGTCTCCGGCTCAGCCGGCGGACAGCGCCACGCAGCAGGCTGGCGCGATGCAGGCGGCACGGATCGCGGCGGCTTCGGGTGCCGGATACGAGGGGACGGTCGCGAGTTCGCCCGAGGGCGCCGCCCCGGCCGACACCGAGAAAAAGCAGCTTCTCGGGTATTGAGCTTAGTCGCCGTCCCGAGGTGGCGAATATCTCCTGATAAGCCAACCAGCAAAGCAAACGCATGTCCGAAGCTCAAACCAGCGTCGCCCATTACGAAATGGCGGGCCCGCAACTGCTATCTATGCAGCCGCCATCGCTACCAAGCGACCAGCCGGAGGGCAAGGACTGGGATATCATCTATCCGCAACTGGAAAGCCGCCTCACGGCACTGCGGGACTGGCGTTTCAGTTGGTGGACCTATTGGGCCAGTTGCGCCGAGTTCATTCTGCCGCGGCGGTATCATTGGCTGGTCGTCGCCAACACGATGCAAAAGGGCGTTCCGCTTAACAGCGCGATCGTTGACAGCACAGCGACGCTGGCGATGCAAACCTGCGCCGCTGGCATGTGGTCCGGCCTGACTCCGCCGACCCGGCCATGGTTCGAGCTCGGCATCGCGATTGACTGGATTGAACTGGACGACGCCGCCAAGGCGTGGCTCGAAGACGCCGAGCGCATTCTCTATTACGTGTTCGCGCAGTCGAACTTTTATAACATCATGGCGCAATCGTTTCAGGATGTCGCCACGTTCGGCACGGCGCCGATCATCATGTACGAGGACGCAGAGGACGTGTTGCGCTGCTATCTGCCGTGCAGCGGGGAGTATTATCTCGCGGTCGGATCACGTCTGAGCGTCGATACGCTATATCGGGAATTCGTTCTGACCATCCAACAGATCGTGGATATGTTCGGGCTGGACGCCTGCCCCGAGCAAGTGCGCAGCCGGTGGGAACAGGGCGGCGGCTCGCTTGAGATGGAAATGATCGTCGCGCACGCGATCGAGCCGAACTTCGCCATGTCGCGCAACAAGCAGAGTTCAGCGAAAATCAACGTGGTGCCGGGGCATTTCACCTGGCGCGAGGTCTACTGGCTCAAAGGGCAGCAGACCGAAGCCGAATTGAGCCGGCGCGGGTTCAATGGCTGCCCGTTCTTCGCGGCGCGCTGGTCGGTGGTCTCGAACGATGCGTATGGCCGCTCGCCAGGGATGGACTGCCTGGGCGACACGAAGCAACTACAGATGGAAACCCGCCGCAAGGGCGAATTCATCGAAAAGTTGGTGCGCCCGCCAATGGGCGCCAATCCGGAGATGAAAAACGAACCGAGTTCGATCGTGCCGGGCAACATCACCTACACCAGCACGGAAGGCGGCAAGAAGGGGTTCTGGCCGCTGTTCGAGGTCAGTCCCGCCGCGTTGCCGCCCATGATCGAGGACATCAAGGAAATTCAACTTCGGATCAAGGAATGCTTTTTCGTCAACCTGTTCATGGCGATCACCCAGATGGCCGGGGTGCAACCGAGAAACGAACTGGAACTGACAAAGCGCGACCTGGAGCGGTTGCAATCGCTGGGGCCGTTCGTGAACCTGTTCACCACCGAGGTTGCCGCGCCGGCCGTGATGCGCGCGCTTGATATCTGCGCCCGTCGGCGCCTGTTGAAGCCACGCCCGCCCTCGCTCATGGGTATGCCGCTGAAGGTTGATTGCATCTCAATGATGAAGATCGCCCAGGCCGCTTCGGCCAACACGGGGATCGCCGCCGTGGTGGCTTCCGCGATTCAAATGAGCCAGGGCGCCAAGGAATCGGGTGCGCCGGACCCGCTCGACGTGATTGACCTGGACGAAGCGCTGCGTTTGACGGCGGAAAACGGTCAGGTCACGTCGAAAGTGATCAGGGGCGCCTCAATGGTCAAGCAGTTGCGGGAGGCGAAGGCCAAGCAGGCGCAGGTGGCGCAGGCGGCGCAGATCGCGCCGGCGGCGGTGACGGCGGCGCAGCAGTTGAGCAAGACCGATCCTCAGGCAGGCGCGCTGGGCGCGTTGCTGGGATCGCCGTCGCAGGGCGTGATGCGGAGTTGAAATATCCTGGCGTCCGGGCGTGCTGGCGTGCCATCATACCGCCCATGATGCACTTTCTCCATATTTCCGTTGTTGTTGTTGCCCTGTCCGCTGTCCCGGCGATGGCTCAGTCCGCCTATGACCGGGGATACAGCCACGGCTACAATGACGAATTCCCCGCCGCCGGCACACCCGCCGCGGATACGGAGTTCGGACGCGGGTTCAACGAAGGCCAGGACGACTCGTACGAGGACGACGCCGCGCACCAGCGGTTGATGGATCGCGAGGGCGCGGGGCGTGCCGATCCGCTGCAGACGGATGACGAGTGATCGACTTTGGGTCGCGGTTATACTGGTCGAGCGAACTGAAGGCTTGGCTGACGGACACTACCCCCGCTTGACACCGGTTGAATTCCGATCCTACTTTCCCGGTATACTGCGGATTCCCGTTGAGGAAGGCAGTTCCTGGCCGTCTTGAAGTCATTTTCTGACGCGGCGATCTCCCTGGAGTAACGATGGCAGGCAACGTGACGGAGCGGGAAATTCTCTCGCTCCTCAAAGAGGCGTTCCGCCGCGCCGCCGAGCATTGCGATAAGCTCGCCGTCCTACCGGCGCGTGGCCCAACGTATCTCCAACTCCGCGCCGACCTGCAAACCTGCGAGAACTGCTGCCGTCAGGTGGGATGGTATCGCCAGGACGCCCGATGGTTCCGCATCGGCCTGATGATGGAAGAGGCGCACCGACGCGCGGGCGGTTGGCTCCGGGACCGATCAATGCCGCGCACCGAGAATTCCAACCTCGCGCATCCGCTGTTCCTGCGCCTGGCCGAAAACCTGCGGTTCGGCGTGGCGCGCGTGGAAGAACTGGAAACGACGGCGACGGGTCGTGTCGGCATGATCCTGCCGAAGCCGGCCAAAGGTCAGAACCGGACGCAAGGGCGTATGGTTCAGGTGCCCAGTGGGTTGATCGTGCCGGGGCGATGCGCCGCGTGAGCGACACGCTCGAAGGCGACGAGCCAGAAGATCCGCCGCTTCCAGAGACCACCGATCTTACCGACCCCAAGTCGCAACGCCGGTCACGGGACAAGCTGCGCCGCGAGGCGCAGGAAGAAGAGTCGTTCTGGCGCGCGGTGTTCAATGACAAGATCGGCCGTCGCGTGATGTGGCGTCTGCTGCACGATGACTGCCACGGCTTTACCCCGCCATTCGCCTGCGGTCCCAACGGATTCCCGCAGCCCGAGGCGACCTGGTTCAAGGCGGGACAGTATTCGATCGGCCAACGACTGTATCAGCGCTGGCTACACATGGCACGGGACGGTTTCGCGCTCACGATGGAAGAGCACGACCCCCGGTTCGTGAAGGTTAAGACGGAACGGCGATAGCCGCGACATTCCTCCAAAGCACCTCCTGACGAGGTTTCATGCCACCCGAAGAGCCTGTAGCACCCGCCCCCGAGGCGCCCGTAGTCGTGCCCGCGACGCCGCCGATCGCCGAAGCAACGATCCATACACCTGAGAGCGTCGCGGTTCAGATGCCGCCGCCGGAAGTGGTGGCGGAAGCAGAGGCACCGGCGGTTGTTGAGGCGCCAGCGCCCGATCCGGTTACCGAGACAGAAAAGCCAACTCCGCTTCACACCGACGCACCGAGCCTGCTGGAAACCGCCGGAAAGGCGGAAGAAAAGCCGAAGTCGACCGAAAAACCGGCGGCTGACGCGGAAAAGACGACCGCCGAAGTCACCGCTGCGGTCAAATACGAGCCGTTCAAGCTGCCTGATGGCGTGCCGGTCGACGAAGCCAGGATAGCCGCGTTCCAGGAAATCGTTGGGCCCGCCAAAGTCGATCAGGAAACCGCGCAAAAGCTGGTCGATCTGCACGCGGGTACGCTGAAGCAGTTTCAGGACGCGGTATTCGCCAAACAGCACAGTGATTTCGCCGAAACGAGGCGTGGCTGGGTCGATAAGATCAGGTCAGACCCAACCCTTGGAGGCGCCGGGTTCGACACCGCGCTCATGGCGGCGGCGCGGATGCGAGACCTATTGGTTCCGGAAGCGCACCGCGCCGAATTCGATGATTTCATGCGCGTCACGGGCGCTGGCGACCATCCCGCGATGATGCGGTTGCTGCACACGGCGGCGCGGATATTCGACGAGCCCGCCGCCCCGCCCATTCCAGCCAGACCAGTTCCGGATCGTGGTGGGAACGCGAAACAATCCAGGTCCGCGTCGATGTACGACCATCCCACGTCGCGTAAGGCGGCCGGGCGTTAATTCCACCAGGCCAGTGCGATGACCACTTGGCGCACAACAGGAGGCTAAAATCGCTACAGGTCAGTGGCCTACGATTCTTGATCTCGCAAGTCGCACCGTGAATGGCAAGCAGGTCCATATCGCCGAGATGCTGTCGCAGTCGATCGCGCTGTATGACGACCTGCCCTATCGCGAGGCGAACGAGGTTGGCGCACATGAAGGCGTGTTCCGCACCTCGATCCCCGCCGGTTCGTGGCGCGGTTACAACCAGGGCACGCCCTACAGCAAGTCGACCACGGCGAAATTCCGTATCGGTGTCGGTGAACTGGTGGATTATTCCCAGGTCGATCGCACCCTCGCGGAGGACAGTGGCGACATCGAGCAGTTCCGCATGAACGAAGACGCGGCGTTTCTCGAAGGCATGGGGCAGACGCTGGAACAGACCTGCTTCTACGGCAATACCCTGGCCACGCCGCAGGAGTTCATGGGGCTGTCCGGGTTCTACAACTCGCTTAATTCCGACATTTCAGCCGGCGGTGCGCAGAACGGCGCCAATGTGGTCGACGCGGGCGGAACCGGCACCTCCAACGCCTCCCTCTGGCTGTTGTGCCTCGGCGAACGCACCATTTACGGCATCTACCCCCGCGGTTCCAAGGTCGGGCTGACCATGGAAGACAAGGGCGACGTGACGCCGGCGTTTGACGCGGTGGGCAACCGGTTCGAAGCCTTCACGTCATGGTTCCGCTGCCAGATGGGCCTTGTTCCCGAGGACTGGCGCCAGGCGGCGCGCATCGCGAACATCGACGTGACCAATGCCGGCCTCGCCGGTCCGAACGCCTACGATCTGTTCGGCGGCATGGCCGAGATCGCGTACTTTCCGCCCGCCCTTGGCAAGAAAGCATCCGGTATCACCAAGACGGACGCGCCAACCGACGCGACGCCGAGCATTCGGCCGGTGTGGATCACGAACCGGACCGTTCGCCATTTCATGGACGTGCAGGCCATGCGAGGGAGGAACGTACTTCTACAGTTGGCTGATTATGCGGGAATTGTTACCGATAACTGGCGCGGTTTTCCCGTGAGAGTATCCGACCAGCTGCTCAATACAGAAGCTCGCGTCGTCTGAGTATTTGAACAACGCAATACTCTGACAGGAGAATAAAATGCGCACGGATGCACTTGTTTCTTTCGTTTTGCCATTCGCTCCGCTTTCCCTCGTGGCCGGCGCCGGTATCAACATTCCATCGGCCGTGCTCGACCTGCTGGGGCAGGGGGTCGGCATGGCGCCCGGAAACATCATCGGCAACGTTTACAATAACCAGTTCGGCACCGATTTCGGCATTGGCGGCGACCGGGTCATGCTGGACATCGTGATCGGCACGGGTCTCGTGACAGGCGACTCCTGCACGCTCAATCTGGCGGTCCAGGCGGCGGCGGATACCGGCGCCACGGGTTCCTATGCCCCTGGAACGTGGCAAACCCTGGTGGAAACCGGCCCCCTCACGGCCGCGCAATGCGTGGCGCAAACCCGGATCGCGCGATTCGACTGGCCGCCGTCGTTCCCTGAGACCATGCCGCCGCCGCGTTACGTCCGCCTGTTGGCGCAGGTGCCGAGCGGCCTGAACTTCACCGCCGGCACGATCGCGTTCGCCTTGGCGACATCGGGCCGTGACGATTACACCATTCGCTACGCGGCTCGTAACTACGCGGTCCTGTAACGGAGACACCTGAATGCCGCCCACCACTGAAAAAACGCGCGACATGATCCCCGCCGATGAGGTGGAGCGCATCATCGCGGAGCGTGTCGCCGCCGCGACACGAGATACCGTCGCCGGGGAGGTCGCGCGGCAGCTCGCCGAGTTCCGGGAGTCGCTGGCTGGCGTCGCATCCGCCGCGCCCAACGCCTCCGGGGATACGTCCTGGATGGCGGCGCTGGCGATGGAGATATCCAAGGTCGGCGATCAAAACGCTGGTCGCGCCGTGGTGGCCCCGGAGGAAATCGCGAAGCGGAACAAGGCCAAGGCGCGGCTCGTCGACCTGCTTGAAGCGACCATCGCGGCGGGGGTTCAGCCTGATTATACGCTGCGTCAGATGGTCTACCTCGGCGACCGCAAAATTCAGCCTTTTTGGGTGGACCGCAACCGCGTCGCGCATCCGACCGAAATCGGCTGGTGGGGCGAGCCGAACCAGTACATGGAACCGGTGAACGCCCCGGCGCGCGCCATCATGGAACTATACCTCGAATCGATTGGCGACACCCGGAAGACCGCCAATCTACGCGTCACCGCCGGCGGCCTCGTGGTGCGCAGCGGCGGGATGAACCCCGAGGGTGGCCGCGACCAGGCACCGCAGGTTGGCCGCGACGCGCCGACGATCAAAGGCCGTGGCGCGGAAACGAAAACGGTTGAACAGCGCATCCTCGGCACGCTGATGCCGCCCGCGAAGCAAATGGTCTGATCTGAGTGGGTATCCCGCTCTCCGGTATCTCCGCCGCTCAGGGCTCCCCGGCCGTTCACGATCAGGCCAATGCCGTCATCGCGGGGGCGTTCACCGGAACGGGTGTGTCGGCGGCGTTCTGCTTCTATGGGTCGTTCAACGTCGTCATCTATGGCAATGGCGGTCCCAACGGGTCGTGGACCGGGTCAGTTCAGCTTGAGCGGTCGTTCGACGGCGGCGCCACCTGGATCGTGTGCAACACGGGCGGGACCGGACAACTGGCCGTTTACGCCACCGGGACGGATGTGTCCCTGACCCCGAGCGAGCCTGAGAAGGGGGTCGCGTATCGACTGGACTGTACCGCGGTCACCGGCGCGATCAATTACAGGATGTCGGCCACGGGCGGCCTGGCCACATCGAACGGAATTCCGGCGTAACCAGCTTCTCGCGGAGACATCCATGAAAATCCTTCTCGCGACCGCCTCCGCCGCACTGGCTCTTATCGCCGCGTCGCCGCTGCACGCCCAATCCACCCAGTTCCAGTTCCCCAACACGCCCTGGCAGGCCTATGCGCCGGGCCGGATCGAGTGCGGCTGGCTGAAGGGTGCCAATTTCAATTCCACTTCTGACCAGGCCATAGCCATCGCGGTCCCGACCGCGACATACATGGTCGACTCCATCGTGGTCAGCGATCCGAGTGTGTCTCTGACCACGGCGGCGGGCGGCTTCTACAGCGCCGCCTCGAAGGGTGGGATCGCCATCGTGGCGAATACCCAGGCGTACTCGCCCCTGACCACCGGCGCGGTCAACACGACCGGAGGCGCCATGTTGGCCACGCTCGCGGCGGCGGGAACGACTACGCGCTTTCAGGGGCCGACCCAGACCAGCAAGGTAACGACCTTGTATCTGTCGCTCACAACGCCGCAGGGCGCCGCCGCGACCGCGAACGTGCGCGTTTACTGCTTGCCGCTTTACTGATCACCGGAGAAAAACGATGAAAAAACTATTGTTGGGCGCCGTCCTGGCGCTCGCCGGTATCGGTGGCGCATGGGCGCAGGCACCCACGTTGCCGCAGGTCACATCGGTTGGTGCGACCGATCTGTTCCAGGATTTTGTTGGCGGGGCGCCTTCCGCCGCCAGCACGTTCGCCACCGCCGCCCAGATCAGCGGGCCGCAGGGTTATGTGAAGGCCGTGCCGCTCACGGCGTTTTCGCTGGCGTTTGCCAATGGGCAGAGTTGGTATTTGATCGCGCCGGTCGGCACGCTCGCCACGGGAACGTTCACGCTCGCGCCCAATCCAGGCAATGGCCAACGGAACTGCATGCGTTCGACGCAGACCCAGACCGCCGTGACGATCCAGGTGGCGGCCGGGAGTGGCCAGACCATCACCAACGTCGCCACCGCCATGACCGCGAACACGACCTATTGCTACATTTTCAATCAGCCGACCGGGACGTGGGACCTGATCTGATCGGGTGTCCAGACTGACCGCGCAAGACCTCGCCAGCAGGAGTCCGCCGATGGCTGAAGAAAACAAGCGAGGCTGGAAGAAGAAAAACCATCTTACCGCCCGTGAACGTGAAGATATGCCAAAGAGCGACTTCGCGCTGCCTGGGAAGGGTGAGGGTCCGAAAGGGGCCGGCTCGGGATCGTATCCGATTCCCGATGCCAGCCATGCCAGATCAGCCCTGTCTCGTGTCTCGGCGAACGGCACGTCCACCGAAAAAGCGGAAGTGCGCGAGAAGGTCCACGAGAAGTTTCCGGACATCAAAGAGGACAAGAAGAAGTCGCGCGCCTCGGCGATGTACGATCACCCCCGCTCGAAACGGATGAGAGACACAACCCATGGCGCGTGAACCGGAACGAAAAGACGAGCGCAAGGAGCGCGCTCGCGCGATGTACGACAGCGACAGTTCTGCCCGGCATCGCGGCGAAGAGCCCAGGCGGGAAGAGCGCCACGAAGAAAAGCGCGAAGAGCGGCGTGAAGAACCCAGGGAAGAGCGTCGAGAGACGCGCCGGGACGAACCCAGACGCCGGGAGAGCCGCGCCGAAGAAGGCGGGCGTCGGGCCGAGCGGGAGGCGATGCACGTCCGTCACGAGAAAGAGCGGATGGATATGCACGGCGAGCACCGCAAGGATCACCGCGACATGCACCTCAAGCATGAAGAAGAGATGAAGGCGCTGCACGCCTGACGTTACACCGGAGAATCATTCCATGGCTGAACTTCACGATATCACGGCCGCCCATCGGCGCCATGAGCGCGAAAAGCGCGATCTCCGGGAGCGTCATCACACGGCGCACCGCGACATGGGACATCGGCACAACAAGGAAGAGGCCGAGTTGCACGAGAAGCATGAGGCCGAGATGGCAGCGGAAATGGCCGCCGGTCAGGCGGGTGGCGCTCCAGGTGCTCCAGGCCAGGACCCGGCGACCTCTCAGGCGGCTGCGCCGCCTCCGGTCCAGGGCATGGCCGCCTGATAAGGAGCGCGCCGCATGGCATGGAGCAAGCTGATCAGCACCGAGCTGACGGATGACGAAAAGATCGACATGGGGATACCGTGCTCGGGACTTGGGAATGTGCACGACTTTCCGTACGGAATGCACATCACCATGGATGCCGTGTTGCTCAAAAAGCTTGGGCTTAGCCAGAACTGCGAGGTGGGCGACTACCTCGATATGCGCTGCTTCGCTTCGGTGACATCGGTCAGAAAAACTCAGACTGATAGCGGCGATCAATGTCGGGTGGAACTGACCATCGAGAAGATCGCCGTCGAATCTGAAATGGCCGAATCCACCGATTCGGATGACGACGCATGACCAGCCCGTTCCCGGTTCCGGCCGAAGGATCGCGACCCAAGCTGTACCGCCTCCTTCGAGACACGCTGTATTTCCCGGCCGGCACCGTGCTTTGCCTTATGCCTGAGCAGGTTCTTGAATACCATCACGAGCCGATATCGGTGCCGTCGGATGACGCGGGTCTGATCGCCGATCTTGCCGCGCGCGTCACGCGCCTGGAAAATCGGTAGGAGTTCACAATGCCAGATTTTCGCTCCACCCCGCGCCCCTTCCGACTGTTGCGCGATACTGTGTTCCACATCGCCGGCACGATCCTGTATCTCCACCCCAATCAGGTTGTTCCTGGCATGCACGAAGCGGTCAGCCATGATGTGGCCGATCAAAACGCCGCGCGCGTTTACCCCACCCAGACACAGGAGGCTGTATTGACCGATATCGATCAGTTGCGGGCCCAGGCGGTCGAGTTCGCCGTTCAGGCGGGTGGCGACAACATCATCGGAAATGCTCAGGACATTCTGACGTTTCTCCGCGGCGAGAACGACAAGCCGCCCGTCACCGTCGTTGGCCCTCCCGGCCCTCCCGGCGAGACTGGACCCCAGGGTGATCCAGGCCCGCAAGGTCCGGCAGGCCCAGTTGGTCCCGCCGGAGAGGTTGGCCCGGCTGGTCCGGTGGGTCCAGAAGGCCCCCCAGGCCATGAGCCGTTGATCCCGGCCGCCTGAATTTCTCTCCCATAAAGGAAGCAGCCATGACGCCGGAACAATTCACCGAACTACGCACGCTGTTGACCGAAATGCTATCCCCGGTTCGCGACGCGGCGCTCTACCAGTTGCGGCAGGCCGGCCAGCCCGTGCCGGAACCGCCAACGACACGCTCCATCATGGCCGAACAGGCGGCGCGCGTCGAAGCGAGTAAGCGCGAACCCACCCCGCCGGGGCCGGGCAATCCTGGACCCTACGGCGTCTTTCCAGTGCCGTTCAGCGGCAATGACCCGCTTGACGCGCGTGGTTGGGAGGTCCGGGGCGCTGGCAATGTCGGCACCGGCTTTATCGGGACCCGAGCGGACGCCACCGCCGAGGCCGATCGGCTGAATGGAGATCAGAACGAGCGCCGGGTTGCTCTTGACCGGGATAACCATACGAACGAATAAAAAGGATCAGCACCGTGCGTTTTTTCTTAGGAGCCGCCTTCGGGGCGGCTTTTTCTTTTTTAACGCCGGTGGCGTTCGCTCAAAGCGTGCTTCAGGTCGGGCCGGTCGCGCCTGGCAATGTGCCGCAATGGTTGCGCAACGGCTATGTGGGCGATTCCGGGATTTCCCTGGCCTTCATCAAAACGCTGTTGCCGTTCAGCCCAGGTCAGACCGTGACAAACCTCAACATGACGGCGACCTTGGTTCAATCAACCAATGTCGCATGGGCCGGCGGTTACCCTGGAACGAACAACGTCGGGATTTACCTGACCCAGCAATACTCCGGCCTTTCCACCGGCTGCTATAACGACAGCGCAGGGTGTGAAATTCCGCTGAACCTGATCCAGGTCAATGAGAGCATGACCGGCACGAGCGTTGGGGGCGTGAACGGGTTGACTTTGATCGATCATTACGGCGGCGGGTCGGCCACCGGATCACACAATGGCATGTTCATCGATACCATCATGACCGATGCCATCGGGGGAACCACCAATCTGTTTGAGGGGGCCCTCTCGGTCGGTTTGACCATCGCGGCGAATGCCGGTGGCACGCCCAGCGCGGCGCAGGGCGACGCGTTCGCCTACGCTGGATTCATGCGCCTGTCCGCCAACGACAATCACGGCCAGCCGATCTACTGGAACGAAATCGACGGGTTCGAGATGGATGTGGAGACATCCCCCGGCGCCAACTTCAAGTGGGGCGAGGGTATGTCGATCGTCGATCTCAGCGCCTCTCATGCCTCGGTGTTCGAGACCGCGTTGAACATCCGCCCCGCCGGCTGGACCTGGAACAACGCCGGCATCTTCTTTGGCGCGCTTCCCCCGAACACTGGTCTGCCTGTTTCCGTCGGCGGCACTTTGATCCTCTCGAATTCAGGCACCGCCGCCGATGGCATCGACTTCTCGGCGGCCACCTTCTCGGACGCCTTCCTGAAGGGACCGAGCGGATTTCGGGTCGATGGCAACAATACGGTGCACACAGACTCCATCCGGGCATCCACCGGACCGGGCGGCGACGTTCAGTTTCTTGATGCCGGCGGAAATCCAACCTTTCGGGTGCAGGGGCTGACGAGCGGGACGCAGAACACCTTCATCATGCAAGCGCAGCCCTCGGGAACCGACCCGACACTGGAAACCGGCGGCCCATCCGATCCGAATATCGGCATGACACTCCTACCCAAAGGCACCGGCGTCATTCGGTTGTCCGGCTCGGTCCAGGCGGCCGCGCTCGTGACCTCTTGTTCCAGTCAACCGACCGGAACGCTGTGGGACGACTCAGAAACGGTAAAGGTTTGCCCATGAAACGCGTGCTGCTTGCCTTATTGCTTCTTCCGAGCATCGCCTTGGCACAAAGTCATCCGGCCGACATGACGAAAATCATCACCAATCCACAGGGCGCGGTGGTGCCAGACCCGACCGCCATGGCGGCGGATAGCAAGGATTGCTCGAAATGCCCGCCCCTCACGGTGGGTGGTGCCGTGGCCATCGCGTTGAACGGGACCTATGAGGATGAAAAATCGCTTGGATGGCAGCAGAGATATGACCGCGCCGTGCTCGCGAAGAAACTCCGCGACGATCCGGCGGCGGTGGTCGATGGCACTGAACTGGGCGTCATCGAGCGGCTGATGGGGAAGGCCGGGTTTAGCGGTTGGCTTCTCATGGAAGTCATCGATGACATCGATCCAAACGCGAAGTCCGGCAAGGTCCAGTAACCTCAAATGCCATTCGGCCTGACCGCTCTCGAAGTTGTTAATCGGGCGCTCACGCAAATCGCGCAGGGGCCACCCCTCGCCAGCGGAACCGTGGCAACCAACTTCGATGGGTCCGCCGCAGGAATCTACTGCGCCACTTTGTATGTTGGCGCGGTCCAGATGCTTTTGCGCAATCAGGATTTCGAGTTTTGCCGCAGAAGCATTCCCATGATCCAGACCGGGAACACACCGCCGCTCCAATGGGCCTACGAATACGCTTACCCGGACGACTGCATACGGGTTCGCCAGATCGCCCCGGCGACGTGGGATCAGAACGATCCGCAGCCGGTGCGGTGGGATGTCGGTGACGTAACCGTGACCGGGATCATAGCGGGTTCATTTGTCGGCTACAACGGCACCGGCTACGGGGTGGGCGACACCGGCACGATTCTTGGTGGCACTGGCGCGGTCGCGACTTACGTCATCGACACCGTGTTGAGTGCCGGGGCGGTGGGCACCTACACGCTGACATCGAATGGGTCTGGATATGGGCCGGCGATCACCGCCACGGCGACGGGTGGGACGCAACCAGGGATCGGCACCGGATTTTTTATCGACATAACCGAAGTCGTGTTCACCACCCAGCAAGTGATCTGGGCGGATGTGGTGGGCGCTTCGCTGATCTATTCCACATCCCTCATCACGGAGTATGACTGGGACAGCATTTTCACGGAGATGGCGGTTCGGTTCATTGGTTCGATGGTAACCATTCCCGTTGCGGGGCGGCCCGATCTCGGAAGGGAAATGCTGGATACGTCCGGGAAAATCAGCGCGGATGCTCCGGATCGCGATAGCTGATGCCGACCGGCAAATTACCGGTCTATCCACAACCGGGAAATGAAGCGCTCCGCATCCCGCGCGGGGCGCCACAACTCGGCGCTTTGATCGTTGTTGGTCCGAACCCGTTTTTTGTCGAGGGTCCCGTTAAGCTTGGCGGCACGCTTACCGCGAAGTCACAACTCGCGGCGACATTGCTTGGCAATCCAGGAACCGTCGCCGCTGTCGCCACGACCATTCCCTTGGCGGGTGGTCTTTCGTTCAATGCGGGCGGATCGCTTCAGGCATCCGGCGCGATCATTTCCAGCATCGGGGCCGGCCTGACGCTTCTGGCCGGCGGCACGCTGGAGGCATACTGGCAGGGTGGCCTTGTGGTGGCGGTGAACACCGGCCTGGCGATCAACAGTGACACGTTGCAGGCGCAGTGGAACGCGGGCGCCGTCATCGCGCACGGTGCTGGCATTCAGGTCAACAGCGGCACGCTCATGGCCGACTGGCAGGGTGGTCCGGTCGCGACATTTTCCTCTGGGGTGACGGTCGCGCCGGGAAGCGGTGAGCTTTCGGTCGAGTGGAACGCCGGCACCGTGAACGCCATCGGCGGCACCCTCGTGATCACCAGCGACACACTGCACAACTAAGGGGTCGCGTCGTCATGGTGCTGGCGGTCGAAGACATTCTGAACGCCGCGCTTCGCCGCGTGAAGTATCCAACCCCGATCGGTTCCATTTACGAAGGGTCGCGGGCCTCCCGGATCGCGCTCGACTATTACGGCCAGATCAGAGACGCGGTGTTGCGCGAGCGGGACTGGGGTTTCGCCAGGCAGACGGTAAGCCTGGGCGCTGCGCTGAAGACGGCGCCGGCCGGAGGGTATGGCTCGACGCCATGGAGCGCCGTGAACAATCCACCGCTCCCCTGGGGGTATGAGTATGCCTATCCAATGTCCTGCATCATGGTTCGATCGGTCCGGCCGACGCCGGTGGCGCTTCCGGAGCGCAACGTGTTTCCGAACATCTTCGTGGTCGGGAGCGATACGGCGTCAGGGTCTTTGGTGGTGTTGACCAACCTGCTGAACGCCCAGGCCACCATTACCGGCCGCGTCACGAACCCCGCGGCATGGAATGACGCTGGCTTTCTCGATGCCTTGATAGAGGCGTTGGCCGTGGAATTTGAGCGGCAATTCGCCCAGGAGCAGAATCCGGTTCAGACCGCTGATCGGGATGCTGAAGGCGCCACGATGATCGCCGACATGAGGCGCGGCTGATGACCGTTTATCCCGCTGACATCATCAATCGGGCGCTTAACCTGGCCGGCTGTGAAATCACGATCGGCGACCCACAAGACGGCAGCCGGGAATCCCAGATCGCGTTGCGGCAATACACGCAAACGGTTTGGGCGCTGCTTCGGGCTTCGGACCACGAATTCTCACGCAAGGCGGCGACTCTCGCGTTGTCCGGCAACGGCGCCCAGTTTGGATGGGATTTTGAGTACGTCTATCCCGCCGATTGCCTGAAGGTGCGCATGGTGGTCCCGAACAACGGCGCGCTGAACAGCCCAATTCCGACACGATGGGACGTTGGCGCGAATGTCATCGGTGGCGTCATGGCGACAGTGATCTGGACGAATACCGCTTCCGCCAGCCTGGTCTACACGACAAGCGGCGTAACCGAGGATTTCTGGAACCCATTATTCACTGAAACGGTCGTGCAATACCTCAGTGCGTCCTTGGCGCCGCTGTTGTCCTCCAAGGACGAGCACGGCCAGAGCAAGGGCGGCCCTGACGGATACGCCACGGCTCTTAAAATCGCCGGCATCGATGTGGGCAAGGATTCCTGATGGCGATCGCGGTTGAGGACATTTGCAACAAGGCGCTCCGCCGGATTGGTTATCCAACCCCGATCGGTTCCATTTACGAAGGGTCCGTCGCGTCGCGGGCCGCGATTGAAATTTATGTTCAGGCCCGCGACGAACTCATGGAGTCGGAGGACTGGCAGTTCGCCAGACAGGAGATCGGCCTCAAGCTATTGAAGACGGCGCCGGTAGGGGGATACGGGTTGACGCCGTGGACCTCGATCTACCCCTTGCTGCCGTGGATTTACGAGTATGCCTACCCTTCTGGATGCCTGAGAATTCGATCGGTCCGGCCGACGCCGGTGGCGCTTCCGGAGTGGGACCCGGTGCCGAACATCTTCACCATCGCCAACGATTCAGCCCTGGGACAGAAAGTCGTCCTGAGTAATTTGGCCGGGGCCGTCGCATCGTTTACTGCTCTGATCGACGATCCCGCTCAATGGTCGCCGGAGCCACGGTTCATCGAAGCCTTGATCGAACGCCTCGCGTTGCGGTTCCAGGAGGCGCTGCGATCCGACCCGGAGGCGGTCAAGGCGCGCATGGCCGAAGCGGCCGGCAGCGTCGTGAGCGTCGCCGACAACAGAGGGTAACGCCATGCCAACGCGCCCAGAGGATATCTGCAACAGGGCGCTTGACCTGATCGGCAATCCGAATTCGATCGTCGATCTTAACGATGGTGCCAAGGAGGCGATGGTCGCGCGGCGTCATTATGGCCCGGCGCTGCGCCAACTGTTCCGGTCGGCGCATTGGAATTTCGCGCGGCGTCGCGTCTCGATGGTTCTGCTTCAGGACGCCACGGGGCAAACCTCGCAACAGCAGATCGCCGAGGGGATCAATCCACCGTTCGTCGGTAGCGGCACGCCGGGCATGATCCCGTGGACGTACGAATACGCGTGGCCGATCGACTGCGTGAAGGCGCGGTTCGTGCCGACCTCGTTTAACAATGCCGGTTCCAATGTGCCGACCGGGAACATCTCATTGCCGTCTAACCCGTTGATGAGCGGCCTTAACCAACAGCCGTTCGGGCGGCAGGTTCCGGCCCGCTTTCTGGTTGGCACGGACACGATCCCGGCCCTGATCGGCGCACCGACCACATGGGATCAAATCCCCGATACAGCGACCACGATGGGACAGGGGCTCGCCAGTCAGACTGTTATCCTGACGAACCAATCCCGCGCCGACCTCGTTTACACGTCGCTGATAACCTACGTGGATCAATGGGACCCGCTGTTTGGTCAGGCGTTTGTCTCGCTTCTCGCGTCGTGCTTCGCGATGCCGCTCGTGACAGACCGGAAGGCGGCGACCTCGATCCGGAATGAACAGATCGCGATCTGCAAGGCCGCGCTGGATCAGGCGCGGGTCAGTGACGGAAACGAGGGATGGACATCGGTAGACCATGTGCCGGATTGGCTGCGGGTCCGTAGCCGCGCCGGCGGCCTGGATTGGAACGGGGCCGGCGTGCTCGGTTACGGGCACGACGCATGTATGTTCGGAGACGGGATCGCCTATTAGGTCAAGTAAAACTCGACGATAAAGGCCACTCCACACAGTCATGCCGCAGTTCTCCATACAGACCGCCTTCGCGGCCGGTGAAATCGCGCCCGCGCTGTACGGTCACGTCGACCTGGCGAAGATCCACGTGGCCGCCACGACAATGCGGAACGGGTTTGTTTCATACCGAGGTGGGTATTGCAGCCGGGCCGGGACCGCGCTTTGCAACCGCAGCAGACAGACCTACGCCCAGGCTCCGCCACGCCTCATTAAGTTTCAGTTCAACATCAATCAGGGTTACGCGTTGGAATTGGGCGACAACTACATGCGGGTTTACGCCCATGGGGCGCCCGTCGTTGAAGCGGCGAAAACGATCACCGGCACCTCGAACACCAATCCATGCGGAATCGCGGCGGTGAACAACTTCGCCAATGGAGATTGGGTCGTTATCGAAGGGGTCGGCGGAACGACGCAACTTAATGGCGGAACCTACATCGTGGCCAGTGCTTCGAGCGGATACTTCACGCTGGAAGACCTCAATGGCAACTCGGTCAACGCGACAAGCTACGGGGTTTATACCTCCGGCGGAACGGTCGCCCGGATATACACTCTGGCGACACCATGGGCGGCGGGTGACCTGCCCTATTTGAAGACCACGCAATCGGCGGATGTCATGACGCTATGCTGCGTCAACACGGTAAATGGCGCCGAATACCCCCCTTACGACCTCGCCAGGGTCACGGCATCGGACTGGGTGCTCACGCAAAGCACATTCGCGGCCAACATCGTGGCGCCGGCGAACGCCGGTGCTTCGGCGACGGTTCAGCCCAGCACGGCGACATCGCCACCGACGCTGCCCGCCGCCTATGCGTACTGTGTCACCGCCGTCGAAGTGGTGACCGGTGAAGAAAGCGTGGCGTCGCCGATCGCCAATTTAACAAATGGCGTTGATATCGCGGCAACGGCGGGGTCCAACATCGTTAGCTGGAGCGCCGTGGCGAACGCCGCGACCTACAATATCTACAAGGCGCCGACCTCCTATAACACCGATCCGGGGAATCCGACTGACGCCCTCCCCGTGCCGGCCGGGGCGGTTTTCGGCTACTGCGGAACGTCCTACGGAACCCAGTTCGTCGACAGCAACACCATCCCGGATGTGACGACGGTCCCGCCACAGCATACTGACCCATTTGCTCGCGGCGCGGTGCTGTACTGTTCGATAACATCCGGAGGCGCCGGTTACACGAGCGCCACGACGGTCACGATCACGTCCGGCACGGGGAGCGGCTTTATCGCTGGTCCGGTCATTATCTCCGGGGTGATTCAGGCGGTTTTAATCATGAGCGCCGGGCAGAACTTCAGTGGGACCGATACGCTGGTTTTCACGGACAGCGGCGGCGGCACTGGCGCGACCGGAACCTTGACCCTGGGACCGCCAACGGGAACGTGGCCAAGCGTGCCGGCTTACACGCAACAACGCCGGGTTTACGCGGGGAGCCTCAACGATCCCGATACGTTATGGATGTCGCAGGCCGGCAACTTTCTGAATTTCGACACTTCAATTCCGATCACGGCAAACGACGCGATCACCGCGACGCCATGGTCGCAACAGGTCAATGGTATCCAGTTCATGATTCCGATGCCGGGAGGGCTTGTGGTCCTGACCGGTCTTGGGGCATGGCAGATTGGTGGCTCCGGCAGTTCCGCGACCAATCCTCAACCCATCACGCCGACCAGCATCCAGGCCACTCAGCAGGCGTTCAATGGGTGTTCCGATATCGTACCGCCGCTCACGGTGAACTTCGATATCATCTACGTGCAGGCTAAAGGTTCAATCGTTCGTGATCTGGCCTGGAATTTCTGGATCAACATCTATACCGGGTCCGATCTGACGCAACTTTCCGGCCAGTTGTTCGCCGGATTTCAGATTTTGCAGTCGGCGTGGTGCGAAGAGCCATACAAGATTGCGTGGTTCATTCGGAACGACGGCGTTTTGTTGTCATTAACTTACCTCAAGGAACAAGAGGTTTATGGCTGGGCGCGACATGACACGTTCGGACAATTTCTGTCTATCGCATCGGTAACGGAACCGCCTGTCGACGCCCTTTACGTGGCGGTCGCGCGACCGTGCGTGGCGGCCGCTGGTGGAACCGCTTATTACATCGAGAGGATGGATAACCGCATCTGGGCGGCGACGGAAGATCCTTGGTGTGTCGATTGCGGCCTGTCCAATCCGATGCCAGCCCCGAATGCCATCCTGTACGCCAATTCAGCCAGTGGCGTGGTGATCTTTAATGCGTCGAGCCCGGTGTTTTCCTCCGGGAATATCGGGAGCGTCATTCGGATGGGCGGTGGGATAGCCACCATCAGCGGCTACATCAGCACGAGTTCCGTGAATGGAACCTGGAACCTGCCTCCGGTCGCGTTGTTTCCTGACGTGACCCCAAGGGTCATTCAGCAACCTCCGGGCAGTTGGACCATGACAGCCCCAATCGACGCGGTTGGCGGTTTGACTCACCTCGCCGGACTGACGGTCACGGGTATCGCGGACGGCGTGCCGATTCCCCCAACGGTCGTCAGTGGCACGGGGACGATTCCGCTTCCGTATTTTGCCTCGAACGTCAAGGTCGGATTGCCGTTCACACCGCAGCTTCAGTTGCCGAGACTTGATCCAGCCGGACAAATGACGCTTCAGGGCCGCAGGAAAACCGTAACAGCGCTCACGGCGCGGGTCGACGCCAGTATCAGTGTCGCGGTGGGATCAAATCAGCCCGACGGCGCGGCGCTGTCGCCGCCATCCCTGGCGCCAGCCTGGAGCGGCATGGTAACGACCCCAAACCAGGGTAGTACTTATGTATCCCCGGGCGGCGTCACCGTGCAGGAACTTTTCACGGGAGATATTCGCACCACCATCATGTCGACGTGGGCGAAGCCAGGGCAGGTCGCCTTTCAACAGACAGCCCCCCTTCCTCTCAATATCGTTGATGTGGTGCCAGAGTACTTGGAGGGAGACCTTCCCGAGTTGACGTTTTCTCAGAGGCAACAACGGCAGCAGGTTCCACGGGGACCCGGTAATTGGATGATTTCCGGGTGAACTACGAAATCCGCCCGGCCACGCTCGCCGATATCCGTGTCATGGCGCGTGCTATACGGCCGATGGACCGTGCAGAAATCGAGGGTTGGGGCCTGAAAGCCAGACATCTGCTGCATGATCTTTATCGCGATTCACCTGTCAGGCGAGTCGCGCTGGTCGGTGGCGAGGTCGCGGCGGTCTGGGGTGTGCAAACGCCTGTCCTTGGTAGCGATGGCGCACCGTGGCTCTTTACGGCACCTTCCATCGAGCGGGCGAAGATCGCGTTTCTACGGGAAACGCGGCGCGAGATAAACGAGATGCTGGTGATCCATGGCCGGTTGCGGTGCTACGTCCTGGCCTCTTACACGCGCTCGATCCGTTTTTTTGCCGCGTTGGGATTTACATTCGGTCCGCCGGAGCCGGTGGGCGTTGACGGTGTGGCATATCGGTTGATGACGATCTGGCGCCATCCTCCGCCTAAGCGTCCCTTTATCGTGTATGGGTTGCCCCGATCGCGGACGTTCTGGTTGTCTCGGTTCCTCTCGTACGGCGACTGGGAGTGTCACCACGAGACCGCGATCAGGATGCGCGGAATCGAGGATATAGCGGCGCTATTCAGCCAACCGGGAACGGGAACGGCGGAAACCGCCGCGGCGCCAGGCTGGCGCGTTCTTCATCATCACGTCCCCGATTTGCGCGCCGTCGTGGTGCGTCGTCCGGTGGAACAAGTCATGGCCTCGCTGGCGCGGCTCGATCTAAATGGCGCTTTTGTTTATGACCTGACGAAATTGCGCAAAAACATGGAGCGGATCAGTCGCGCGCTGGATCAGATCGCACGCCTTCCGGGTGCGTTGGTTGTCGATCACGACGATCTTGACCGTGAAGATGTCTGCGCCGAGATCTTCACCCACTGTCTCTCGATTGATTTGCCTCGGGATTGGTGGCTACGCCTGCGTGGACAAAACCTTCAGACTGACGCCATCGCGGTTCTTCGGTATTATTTCGAAAATCAGGATAAAGTGGAGAGATTCAAAAAAGCCTGCCGGACAGAATTAAGTCGTCTGGTCCGCTCCGGGGCGATTAACAGAGAAATGGCGGCCTGACATGCCATCCGCATCCCTCCCGGCCGCCGCCGCGACAGCCTCCCTGATCGCGGGCGTCGCTTCCACGGGTGTTGCCGTCGCGGGGTCGCTTTCCAGCGCGGCGGCGCAAAAGTCGAATGCCAATTATCAGGCGCAGGTCGCGCGGAACAACGAAACGATCGCGGCGCAAAACGCGGAATACGCGACGCAGGCCGGCCAGGAAAAGGCGCAAGAGGTCGGAATACAGGAGCGGGAGCAGCAAGGCCAGGTCACCACCGCGCTCGCCGCCGGTGGGGTGGATGTCAATTCAGGGTCCGCCGCCGATGTGGAAAAAACCCAGAAGGAAACCGGGTCTCTGGCGACACAGCAGACCGTCGATAACGCCGCCCTTCAGGCATACGGCTACCGGACGCAGCAGGCCAACTTCGGCGCGGAGAGTGGCCTTTTGACGGGCCAGGCAGGCCAGGCGACGACCGCCGGCGATCTCATGGCGGGCGGCGGCCTGTTGTCGGGCGCGTCGGGAGTCGGGCTGAATTACGCGAAGCTGGTCAACGCGGGCGCGTTCAACGGCGGCTCGGGCTCTGGATCATCGTTTGGCAATATATCCAGCGACGCGTCAAACGCAGCGACGTACGGCTGAGCCGTGGCCCGCGTTCCCCTTTCCATTGTCTCCGATGTTCCGATCCCGGCGACGCCGCCATCGGACTACGAGAGCATCCAGAGCAGTCCGGCCGACTTCGGTGGCCTGATCGGTCAGGCCGAAGAACGCGTCGGCGCCGAGGGTCAGCAGGCCGGAAACAACCTCGCTCAGATCGCCGAGGTCAGGCAGCAGCGGTTCAACCAGGTCGCCGGTGACGACGCCATGAATCAGTTCATGGACCGTGGCGAGGCGTTGACCTACGGCAACCCGAACGACCCGACCGCGCCAAAAGGACTGTATTCGCTCAAGGGATCGGATGCACTGTCAGCCGGCCCGGAGGTCGTCAGTCAACTCACGCAACTGCGCGACCAGATCAAGGGCGGCTTGCAGAATGACGTGCAAAAACTGCAATTCGATGAACAGTCGCGGCGGTATTTCCAGTATAAATCCTCGGAAATCAGCCGCCACTTGGACCAACAGAGTGATGTGTATGCCGGAGGCGTGGCGGAGGCGGGGATTCAGGCCGCCGCGACGCAGGCAGCTCACAGTTACACTTCCGATGATACCATCATGCACTCGCTCGCCGACGCGCAGAGTCGAGGCGATCAACTGACCGGTCTGAAGTATGGCGCGACACCCGATCAAACCCTCATCGATCAAGGGCAGATCGCGGCGCGCACCAAAGTCATCCGATCCGCTGTCGAGGGCGCCATGGCGACTGACCCGTCCGGCGGCGGTGCGCGTGCCGCGCAAATCCTGGGGAAGTTCGGCGGCCTGATCGATCCGGGGGTGCGGGAAGAATTGACGCGGATCACCAAGGGCGCGGCGGCGGAAGCCGGGGTGGCGGCCGGGATCAACAACGTCACACGAAACCCAGGGGCGCCCCCACCGGCTCCGGATCCGGCCGTGGTCGGGCAAATTCAGAAATCCGCCGCGGCAGAGGGCGTTCCGGCGGATCAGGCGTTGACCATCGCTCATATCGAAAGCGGGATCGGCACCGTTCCCGATCGCTCTGGAAGCCAATATGGCGGGGTGTTTCAACTCGGAACCGCTGAGAAGGCGTCCGTCAATCTCGCCGCTGGCGCACCGCCCGTCGAGCAGGCCGCCAAGGGTGTGCAGTTCCTGGCCAATGCCTACGGGGTCGCGTCAGGCGCTGTTGGGCATCCCGCTGATGGGTGGCAAACCTACATGGTCCATCAGCAGGGCGTTGGCGGCGGTCCGGCGCTGCTGAAGGCCGATCCGAACGAACTGGCGGTGAATGTGCTGGCGGAGGCCGGATCGACCAACCCGGTCGCGGCGGTGACCCGGAACGGTGGGTCAGGGGACATGACGGTCGGTCAGTTCCTTGGGGTGTGGCAAGCCAAATACGCCCAGAACGCCGCCGCCATCGGCGTGACACCAGGCGCTCCCGTGGCGCCAGGGCATAATCCCGCCGCGTTCGGCTATGAACAGCAAATGATGGATCAGGCCCGCGCCGAGGGGCAGCGCTTGTTCCCGACCGATCCGGTTCATGCGCGGCAGGTCGAGGAAGGAGTCTGGCAGCATATCCAGCAGACCAACATGCTCCAGGCGAAACAAGAGGCCGAGCAGGCCAAGGCGCTGAAGGATGCGCAGGAAGGCGCGGCGAATAATCTGGTCACCACGTTGTTGAACGATCCGACGAAGTTTGATCCGACCACCATCACGAAAAATCCATCTTTGACCGCCGACCAGAAAGAAAACCTGACCAAGTTCGCCCAGGAGCAATTCACCAAGGTCGGCCGCGAGGACCTCTCCGGTTACGGGCCCGGCTACACCAAGGCTTATTCTGCTATTTTCGCCCCCCCGGCCGATCCAACCCGGATCACTGACCTCAACGATATCCTGAAGCGTGGCGGCCCCGGCGGCGACCTGACCCTTCGTGGTGTCGATGTGCTCCGCAACATTTTCCTGTCCTCACGCAAGGACCCTGACGCCGCGGCGGTCAACACGACGGCGCTGTCCATGCTGACCTACGCGAAGCGGCACCTTTCCTTTGAGCAGGACGATGGATTTTTCAAGGTTCGCGACCCCAAAGGGGAAGACATCTACAATGCGCAGTTCGTTCCCGAGTTCGAGCGTCGCCTGACCGCCGCGAAGGCCAGCGGCAATCCGGCCGACATCGACAAATTCCTGAGCCAGGACAGCATCGACAAAATGATGGGTGGCATGCGCAGTCCGACCGACATGGCGCGCGACCGGCTTTTGGCGACCGGGCAATCGGCTCCCGGAGAGATCGACCCGCCCAACGCGCCAATCCCGCCCGCGCCGAAAGGACTGAACGCGGGCGAGTGGTCCAGCATCATGACGGCACCGCCGATCGCGCCACAGACCGGCAAGCCGTACACGCACGCCGCATGGGGACAGGTATTGCAGAAACTGGCCGCCGATCCCCAGGGAGCGATCCCGTGGTTTAATCATTACTTCGGCGCGGCCGGGTACGATGGCGCGGAACTCGTGGAGCGGTTAACGCGGCATGGCGCCCCTTCGCCGGCGGAACTAACGAGCCCCTCTTTCGCGGCGCCGCCCTGATGGGAGATACCACCGATACCCATCCTGGATTTCGGTTTGACGCCGGTGCCGGGAAAATGGTTCCCATTGAGGCGCCGGGCCACCTGACTCAACCAGTTGGTCCGGACCCTTTCGCTGATATTGATCCATCAGCGAGTCCGGATCAGCCTGTCGGACCGGACCCATTCGCCGACCTGAATTTACAGCCCGTGGCGCCGGTCCAGACCTCCGGCATTGGCGCCTTTATTTCGCACGCGATTCACGGTGCGTTGCCCGCCGCCGGAGGGCTTGCGGCGGCCGGCGCGGGTGCGGAGGCCGGTGCGTTGTTCGGCGCGGGGCTTGGCGCTCTTGCCGGCCCGGCGGCCCCTGTAGTCGCGCCGGTTGGCGCGGCGGTTGGCGGACTTGTCGGTGGTCTAGGCGGCTTCTTTGCCGGCTCATCCGCCGTCGAAGGCGCGCAGGATTTCGTGTTGCACCAAATGCCGGACAACTGGCAGGACGCGCTTGGCCAGTCCGATCGCATCCAGCGGCTGCAAGAGAGCCAGCATCCTCTGTCATCCTTCATCGGGGGAATGGCTCCGTACGCCGTCACGATGATGCCAGGTTCGCTCGCCACCAAGGCACTGAACCTACCGGCCGATGCCACGGCGTTCCAGCGCCTCATGGCGAACCCGCTCACCGGGCGGCTGTTCGGTGGGGCGGCGATGGGCGGCATGGAACTCGGCCAGGAGGAATGGAGCGGCCAGACACCGGACTGGGCCAAGATCGGGATTTCGACCGGGTTTGGGATGGTGTTCAACAAGCCGACCCGGTTTGGCGAATACCTGACCAATCTTGGCGCCGGAGCGTTTCATCCGACCGCCGTCCCGCCGGAAGGCGTGCTCAGTCCAACCGAACCGACGGTGGCGCAGGCTGGCGATCTTGGCGTGCTTGGGCCGGGCATTACCGAGTCCACGTTCCGTGGGGATGAAGAGCAAAGCCTCACGACGAAAATCGCGGCGAACAATGCCGCGGCGGACGAACAGACGGCGCTCGGTCCCCTGTCCACCCCGGATGTCGACGCGATCGCGCGGCGGTTGAGCCCGGAAGTGTTCCAGCGCAACGACGAATTGCTGACACAACGGGATGCGCTCCGGTCCTGGATCGACACCCAAAGCAACCCGCCGGACGAAGCGTTCGATGACCTGGCGGCGAAGCGGTACGCGGCGGAAGAAGCGCTACGCAACGCCAATCCGCGTGGCCCGGCCGCGCGCGGGTTTCGGGCCGAGCTAGCCGATATCGCGACTCAGGAGCAAGACCTTGGCGCCCGTCGCTCGGCATGGGAATCCGGCACGCACGTTGATACGCCGGACATTCTTCTGGCCCGTCAGCATCTCATGGACACCGAGCACGCGCTTTGGGACCTGGGACCGGACATTTCGGCGGCACGGCGCCGGGCGGCGGATCACGTCGAAGAACCGGAACAGACACCAGCGGAAGAGTCGCCGACCGTTGCCGCCGAGGTTCCGCCTCCCGAGCCAGGGCCGGAAGCCGCCCCGCAAAAATCTATTGAGGCGCAGCGCGCCTTCATCACGGCGGATCGCACCGCGCAACTCATGGCGGCTGGGTCGCCGCGCGATGTGGCGGAGCAAAGCGCACACGTCGAAGCCGCGTATTACGAGACTTTGGCGCGGCGGTTTAATGGCGCGTTGGGTTCGGCGGAAGATCTGTACCGAGCGAGAGCTGCGCGGGTGATCGGGCCGGACGGGCAGGTTCCGCCAGAATCCACCCCACCCGTCACGCGGGGCGCGGCGCCCCAACCGATCCGGGCCATTGCCGACATTCAGGCGCAAGAGAAGGTCAGCGCGACCAAGGCGAAGCAGATACAGGACCAGGAGGTTTTGGCGCGCGCCACGCCGACCGACGGCGGAACGGCGGTGTTGGAGCGTCCCGCTCAGACCGAGGCGATCGATCCATCGGTGCGCCCGCGCATCCGCACCGGCGCCGACATCGCCCTCGAAGACGGCATCCGCGATCCGAAGGCGATCATCGCGGTACAAAATCAGGAATTGCTCGCCCTGTCGGACTGGCAGACGCGGCAACGCGCAGGCGCGGCATCCGTTGAGCCGGCGCGCAACCCGGAATTGGACCGGCTGGCCGCGACGATCGGCCTCCCCAAGACTGAAGCGCCACCGGCCGCCGTGATCGCCGCCGTAGTCGATCGCCTCCCATCGGAACGGGTGGTCGACGAGATCAACGCCGAGGCCGAGGCCGGGCAGATCGAATACCGGGAAGCGGAACGCGCGGCGGCGGAGGCTGCGCCGGAAGTCACCGAAGACCCGGATCGCTTCTACGATTCCGATCAGTCGCGGCCATTGGAGGAACTGGAACGTGAGCATCGACCGCCGAGCGAAATTGCTGCAACGGAGCAACGCCTTGGCGGCGGCAGGGAACCAGAACCTGCCGCGCCCGGTGCGGGACCAGTACCAGAAGGCGGCGAACCACCTGGACCTGTCGTTGGGACTGGAGGACGCGGCGAACCAGAAGGCGCAGGGACAGGCGGCACAGCAGTTGCCGGTGAGCCAGTCGTTGCCCCAGCCGCAGCCGTCGAGCCAACCGGAGAGCGCCCCGCAGTCGCCGCCGAACCAGCAGCAGGGGGCGAGCAAGGACCTCCAGCCGGTGCCGAATTTGATCGTGTAGCGCCACTGCTACCAACGCCAGAGCAGCCGAACATCCAGACCCATGCCAGCGGTAACGGAGGCCTGGAATCGCTTGACCCCGCCGAAATTGGTGTTGACGCGGCCCGGTTCCAGTTCAAGGGGGGTGGTGATGAAGCAGGTGTCACGGACCGGCTGGAAGGCGTTGAGACATGGGATCCACGCTTTGCCGGGACTGTGTTGGTTTTCCGGGATGCCGAAGGTCGGAACTGGATCGCGGACGGCCACCAGCGGCTTGGGTTGGCAAAGCGCCTTGTCGCCGCCGGGCAGTCCGGAATCCGCCTGAATGCTTTCGTTTTGGATGCGCGTGACGGCATGACGGATGCGCAGGCGCGGGTCATCGCGGCGGCGAAAAACATCACGGAAGGAACCGGAACGGCCATTGATGCCGCCAAGGTTGTGAAAGAGGCCGAAGTCGCCGATCTTGAGGTTCCGCCACTGCCGCCTCGTTCCACTTTGGCGCGTGATGGCCGCGCCCTGGCGCGACTTTCGGCTGACGCTTTCGGGATGGCCGTCAACGATGTCGTTCCCACCGGGCAGGCCGCGATCGTGGGCCGGATCGTAACTGACCCGGCGCGGCAGGTCGAAGCGATGCGAGTGCTCGCCAAGGCGAAGCCAGGTAGCCTACAGGAGGCCGAATTCATTGTCCGCGATGTCATGGAGACCGCGACTGAGGCCAGTACTCAAGGTACTTTATTCGGAGAGGAACATTACGCCGCCAGCGCGACTTTGGAACGCGCCAAGGTGGCCAGTGAAGCGATGCGTCAACTGGGCCGCGATCGAACGACGTTTCACACCTTGGTCAGTGAAGCTGATCGCATCCAAGGGCACGGAGAAAATGTGCTTGATACAGAAGCAAATCGGAATAGACTGACGACCGATGAGCAAGCCCGTCAACTCCTCACGCAACTCGCGACCCGCAAAGGACCAGTCAGCGATGCCCTCACCGGCATCGCGAGACGTGTTCGCGACGGAGAAATCGGCGCCGCCGGTGGTGCCAGAGAATTCCTTGGGATTATCCGAAAGCGACTTTCAGAAGGCCTGGGTGAAAGGCCAAACGATCGCGGCTCTGTCCTTGGCGCAGCAAGAGAGCCTGAACTAGCGCCGCCTGACGCTCACGACACTCAGGCACGCGATCTTCTTGGCCAACTGATCACCGAACCACTGGCGTCCCGCGCGGCCGAACCGACGATCCGGACTGACGAACGCCAAATCACAATTCCCGGAACCGAACCGTCCGCCGTTCAGGCACAGGCGGCGCGTGATCAGGCTGGCCGCGGGGCGTTACGCGGGGAAGGAGAGCAACGACCTGCGGATGCAGGGCTGTTCGCACCGAAAGATGAGCCGGGTGGCGAACTGTTCCAACACGTAACTCCAACATGGGAAGAATTACTGCAACGCGGACGGCAGGTTCGTGCCCTGGCCCAACGCTACGCTGACGCCGGCAAGCCGGCGGCATTTCAGGGGCGCGGCGGCTTAAAATTTCTGGTCAGCCACGATTTGAATTATCCGCCTGACGGTTGGCGCGTGACGATATTTAACAAAGAAGGCGATCCCACCGGGCATTGGGAGACGAAGAACGCTTATGAAGCGTTCCGCGAGGTTCTAACAAAACAGTCCGAACCCATTGGCGCCAACCACCCCGCGACGCCCGATACTCTCTACCAACGCGCCCGCGCCGCGATTCAAGGTCGCATTCGCATGGCGCCTGGCGACGTCCGCTCCATCATCACCCTGTCCCGAACGGCCGATGCCAGCACGTTCATGCACGAGACCAGCCACGACTGGCTGAAGCAACTGATGAGCGATTCCCGCCATGAACTGGCACCGCCGGACCTCCGGGCGGATGCCACGACGGTCCGGCGCTGGCTGCAACGATCGGAAGACTGGACAGGATTTAAGCGCGATGGTAAGCCGGATGTACTGCCCCAGGAACGTTTCGCGCGGGGCTTCGAGCAGTATTTGCGGGAAGGCCACGCCCCGAGCCGGGCTTTGGATAGTGTTTTCGCGAAGTTCAAGGGTTGGCTGACCACGATATACCGAACGCTCCGTGGACTTGGAGCGCCGATCAATGACGATATCCGGGGCGTGTTCAACCGGATGCTGGCGATCGAACCGCGACGGATCACCCATGGAGAGGTGCCGGAGCCACAAGGCAGCATCGCCGACATCCACGAAGCGGACGCGGCGGAAGCCCGGCCGCACGAGGCGGAGGCGGTTCGGAACCGGGTTGTCAGCGAGCGGGACCGTTATGTAGCCGGACAGCCACCAGAGGTCACACATGGACTCGCCCCCCAGGCCGAACCCGCCGACCAACCCGGAACAGCAATATCAGACGCTGGAACAGAAACTGGCCGAGGACCAACGGCAGGTCGAACACTGGACTCGGGTAGCGGCCAATCCGAACCTCTCCCCCGAAGCGGCGGCGGTAGCACAGATCGCGGCGCGGTCGAGCCAGGCGGCGGTAAGGCTGAGTCAGAAAGCCATGGCGTGGGAGGCGGCGCGGCCGCCGAACCCCCTGTTGCAGACCGACGACCAGGCACTGGCGCAAATCCTGGGATTGAACAGTTCGCCCCAACCCCAGCCGAATCCTTCGCCGACACCGGATCAACCGAAGCCGTCGACCTCGCCGGAAACGTCCGTGTAAGGAACATCGACGATAGCGCCGGCTTCATTCAGGCGGCGATGGACTCAGCGGAGCGGAACGGCAAATACGAAGCGGTTCGCGGCAAGGCCACGATGGGCGCGATGATCGACCTGGCGCAGGCCATGGACCTCGACCCGGCGACCATCACCGAGGCCCAACTCGGCCGCCTGTTTGGCGGCGTTGAAGACCTTGGCCCCAAAATCTGGGCGTTGCGCGACATCATCGGACAGCAAGGCAGGCTCGTTCATGAACTATGGGCGAAGGCCGCCGAGACCCAGGCGCCGACCGATATCGCGGCCTCGACCGTGGAAATGGCGCGGTTCGACATGATGATGACGACGCTATCCGGCGTGACGGCGAAACAGGGCCGCAACCTCGGTATGTCGTTCCGAAACATGAAGGACTGGCAGCACGCCAAGGACCTCAACCAGTTCATGAAGGACAACGCGGGGAAGGACTTGTACCAACTCGCGATGGTGGCGAAGCTAGGCGCACGAATGGATACGCCGGGCAAGGTGGCGAAGCTGCTGCGCGACTCACAACGGCGGTCCTACGGTGGCATGGTGCTCGAATACTGGATCAATGGGCTGATTTCCGGTCCGTCGACGCACGCGACTTACGTGATTGGCAACGGCATTCTGGCAATCGAAAAAGCCGGCCCGGAAACGGCGGCGGCGGCGGCGATCGGTGCGCTGCGGGCCCGGATGGGACGACAAGGCTCCAGGGTCCGGTTCGGCGAGGTTGGCGCGCAGTTGCGGGCCGCGGCCACGGAAGCGCCGGCGGCGGTCCAGGCTGGTGTTGAGGCGTTGCGCTCCGGCGCCACGACGATGCTACCAGGGGAAGAGGCGCGGCCCCTGATGCCGTTCCAGGGCGACACATCTCTGACCATGGCGCGGGGAATGACAAACGCCCCGGTCACATGGCGCGAAGCGGCTGGGGATGCTTACGGGTTGGTCCAGGGAATGCGCGATGGCCTTGTCGCGACCGGCGAACTCGTCAAGGCCGGCGGCGTGCCGAGGGCGCCGATGATAGGGCCGGTCTATTCGCCACTCGGGCAGATCCCTGATTTTGCTTATAAAGGGGTCAAAGTCGTACCGCTTGGCACCCTGGCGCGGCTACCGAGCCGAGCCGTCGCCGCCATCCACAGCACGTTCCGCGCCATGAACTATTCGATGGAAGTCAACGCGCTCGCCTACCGGCAGGCGATGGAGGAGGGCCTGTCAGGGATGGCGCGCACCGCGCGGATTGCCGACCTGAGACAGAACCCGTCCGAGGAAATGATGGAGCAGGCCAGGGGTAAGGCAACCGACCTGACCTTGATGGGCCAGGGCGGACGGCTGACCCAGAACCTGAGTGCGTTCTTCAACAAGACCTATAACCTGCCCGTGCTCGGCGAGACGGCGCTCCTGAAATTCGTTGATCCGTTCGTGCATATCGCCGGCAACATCATGAACCAGTCCTTGTGGCAGCGGACGCCGATCGGGCTTTTTGGACGTGAAATCCGCGCTGACCTCTCGGGTCGTAACGGCAATATCGCGCAGGACACGGCCATGGCGAAAATGTTGGTCGGGACTTCACTCGCGGTCACGTTCGGCGGCCTCGCCTCGCAAGGGCTTGTCAGCGGATCAGGACCAGCCGATCCAAACAAGGCCGCGATGTGGCGATTGGCGGGAAATCAGGCGCATAGCGTCCGTATCGGTGACCTCTGGTACGATGTGCACCGGCTCGGCCCAATGGGAATGCTGATGAGCGTCGCGGCCGACATGTACGATGTCGTCCATCAGATCGGCACCGAAGATGCCGACGTGGTGGGAAAGTCTCTGATGCACGCTTTTTCGCAGAACATCCTCGATGAAAGTTTCATGCGCGGCCCATCTGACCTGATCAAGGCGGTCACTGACTCTGGGCGGTATGGCGCCGGCTATGTCCGTAATTTCCTTTCGTCTTTCCTGCCCTATTCCGTCGGTATGGCGCAAATGGCCCGCGCTACCGATCCGTGGTCGCGGCAGGCCCGCACCATCATGGACGCGATCCGGTCCAAGGTTCCCGGTATGTCCGAAAGCCTGTTCCCGCGGCGTGACATCTGGGGCGACCCGATGCCGAACGGGGCGGCGCTGCTGGGGCCTGGCGTGACGGCGATTTACGAACGTCAGGTCAGTTCCGATCCGGTCAATCAGGCGCTGCTGGCGCTCGGCCTTGGCCCCGCGCCGGTCGAGCGCCGAATCCGCAATGTGCCGTTGACCGACGAACAATACGACGATTACGCGCGGATCGCGGGGCGCACCGCCAAGATGCAACTCGATAAAATCGTGCGCTCACCGAATTATCAGGCGTGGCCAAACACGACCCGCCATGAGGCCATTCAGGAAACGATCCGCCAGGCCCGCACCGCCGCCGAGGGGATGGTCATGATGAAATACCCCGGCATTCCGCGGGACGCGGCGGCGATGCAGCGCGCGCGGAAAACAGGCGAGACAATTTCCGTCCATTGAAGCCACCGGTTGGGGACTATCGCCTTTCAGGCGACAGCGGAATGCCGGTCCGCGCGATAGCGCATGAGAAGCCGTGTGCCTGGCTGGCAGAGAGTTTACTGAATTTCATTACAGGAGTGGCCCATGCGAGGCTTTGCACTAAGTACACAAGTCTTGTCCGCCGCTGGCGCCTCGGTTCCGGTCGTCGTGCTGCCGCAGTCCGTCACGGCATCATTACCGCCGGCTATCATCTGTAACCTCTCATCTGGCGCTTCCATGACCTTCAACGTGGAAATCACCGGCGATGATGTTATGGCGACAGGTTATAATTCGGCTACAGGCAACTGGGCTCCGATGTCCACCATGACGGGATTGACCGGTTCGGCACAGGCCGCGCTGGGCGTCGTCATCACTGGAATTCGCGTTAACATCACGAACTACGGCAGTGGGGCGCTGACATTCCAGTTTCCGCAGGCCAACGGGCAACCGTTAGTTTATTGAAATCAATCGAACAGGAAACAAGAAAATGCTGATTCGATTGGCGGTGGCGCTGTCCCTTTTATTTGGCGTCGCGCACGCCCAGGAAACAGTCGTCAAAACAAACAATACATACCATAATGTGCCGGCAAGCCAGATACAAATAAACATCGGCGGAACAATCAAGTCACTCGCGGCGGCCATAAGCAGCGGCGGAGGTATAGGTTGCGTGCCAGCCGGTGGCCAGGCCACCAACATTGTTCTTTATGGCGTTAGCGGCGCGTGCGCTCCAGCGGCGGACGCGAATGTCATCCTTGGTGTCCTGACCCTTGGCGCGTCCGGCACACTTGGTTCCGTCGTCATGGGCAACGCCACGAGTGGGCTGCTTACGGTGGAACCAGTCGTTGGCGCACTCGGAAGCGTCACGTTGTTCCTTCCGGCCTCCAACGGGAGAACGATAGCGCTTGCCGGGTCAAATACAGACATCACCTCCCTGTCCGGCCTCACCACGCCGCTGTCCGTGGCGCAGGGCGGGACGGGCGCGGCGACACTGACCGGGCTGCTGATCGGGCACGGCACGGGCGCCGCGACGGGACTGGCCGAGGTTGACGGGCAGTGCGCGCTTGGAGCCGGGGGGATATGGACTACGGGAGCGTGTAGCGGCGGCGGCTCCGGCATCACCACCCTGACCGGCGACGTGACGGCGGGACCGGGATCCGGCTCACAGGCGGCGGTCCTGGCGGCGGTCAACAGCAACGTCGGATCGTTCACGAGCGCGAACGTCACGGTGGACGCGAAGGGCCGCGTCACGGTGGCGGCGAACGGATCGGGCGGCTCGGTCACGTGGCCAACTACGGGTCAGGTCGTTGTGAGCAACGGCACCAGCAGCCCAACCAGCGTGCCCTACGGTCTGACCGGCAACAGCACGCTCGTCGAGACGACAAGCAGCGGCCTGGTCACGGCCTCGCTACTCCCTCTGGCCACAACCGGCGCGGCGGGTGCGGTGAAGCCGGACGGTACCACCATCACGATCAGCGCCGGCGTCATCAGTTCCGTGGGTGGTTCAACGACCTTCGCCAATCCCACCGCGACGGCGGGGCCAACGGCGGTCAATGGCACGGCGTCCACGGCGATGCGCTCCGACGCGGCGCCGGTCGTGCAGAAGGCCGCTTCGGGCCAGTTCGGCATCATAGAGCCAGGCACGACGATGGCGTGTCCCTCCGGCGTCTGCGATTTCACCGCCGTCGATACTGTCCACGGCAATTCCGCGACCACGGCGAATCCTGGCGGCGAGGATGATTGGAGCACCACCGCGACCGCGACCCTGGCGACCCTGGCGAGCGGTCAAACTCTAATGGTGACGGCGCAGGCCGGCGCCACCCTCACGATCGCGCCGAACAGCCAGACCATCGCCGGTTTGCCGCTCGCCACAACGCTGCATCCCTATGGCTTTTACGGCTACGCATGGTCGTCATCGGGCGTGCTGAGCGGCTTCGGGTTCCCAGGCTTTGGCACGATCACAAGCGGCGCGATCGGGAAGTTTCTTGATGGCTCCGGCGCCATGACGGCATCTGGTCTGACGGACAATGGGACGACAATCTCGACCACCGAAGCACTCAGCGCCGCGTCCCTCGCCCTGACGACGCCGCTCGCGAACGCCTCCGTTGCCGCATCGCCCCTCCAGGCGCCCGGAACCAGCGCCACCCTGGCGGCGCCACGGTCGTATTATCTTTGCACCGGGACTTGCACGATCACGCTTCCGGTCCCGGCGGCCGGCGACGAATTTTGCGTCAAGAACGACGTGGGTGTTTCGACGGTCATTACCTTGGCCGCGATCGGTTCATCCGCGCGATACGGCAAGACCGATCAGTCCGCTTATGGAACGGCAGGGACCGGCACGTTCGTCTCCGGCGGCGCGGCGGGCGATAGTATCTGCCTGCTCGGGAAGGACGCGACGCACTACAATACCGCCAGTTCCGGTGGCACCTGGACGGCGAACTAAGATGCGCCTGTTCGCCCTGATCCTGTCGCTGTGCTTCGCCGGATCGGCGCATGCGCAGATGCTTCAGTCGATCGTCAACGCGAAGGTGGGCGCGGCTCCGACCGGCTACCAGGGCCTCTACGAGGCGTCCGGCAATCAGGCCGCGACGGGCTATGGCGGACTTCGGTGTTTCAGCGCGTCGCAGGCCAACGCGACACAGGCGGTCAAGGTTCGCCGGGCCAGCGACAACGCGACGCAGGATGTAGGACTGACATCGGCGTGTGCCTTTGACATCGCATCAGCCAACACGTTCGCCGGCACAGACGCGACATGCACGGGTTCCATGACCGGCACGACCACATTGACGATTTCCACGTGCGCCTCGGGCACGCCGCATGTGCAAGATACGATCACGGGAGCGGGAATAGTCCAGCCCGCCTATATCACCGTGATCGGCGGATGCGCCACGCCGCCGGGGACTTGCACCGTCAACAAGGCGCAGACGTTTAGCAGCGAAACCGTGACGGCCCAGGTCGCGATGTACGTGGCCGAGGTATACGACCAGACAGGCCACGGGAACCATTGGACGCAGGCAACGACCGCCCAACAGCCGCAACTCTTGCCATCTGACACCAATGGACTGCCGACGGTCTTATTTCCGGATGGCGCGTCGCTTCAGACCGCATCGATCACGCAAACTCAGCCCATGACGTTTTATGCTGTCGCGGCGCGTTTGGACCTCTTTACCACGGCTCAGGAAATCATCTTTTCACTCAACAATACCCAACTTTCGTTTGCCTCCTCCACGAACGGAATCATCGAATACGGCGGAACGGTCTTGACCGCCGCGCAAACCGATGGCGCCACGCATATCTTCCAGGGCGTCTTAAATGGCGCATCCAGCCTTATCAACACCGATAACGTTGGCAATCCGATCGCCGGCGCGGCGGCTGGGTCAACCGGAATGTCGGGCACCGTGACAATCGGCGCCAACAATCTCGGCGCCGAGTATCTCGCGGGCACGATGACCGAGTGGGCGATCGAGCCTGTCGCCTTGTCGAATGCCGCTCAGACGAGCGTCTGCCACAACGCGCATCTGGCGTGGGGAACCGGAACCTCGTGCTGAAAACAGTCGCGGCGCTCCTTTGTCTCATCATCGCCACGCCGGCGTTCGCGTGGCTGCATGGCGGCGGCGGCAATGGAGTGCTCTCGTTTCCATTGTCGTACTACGCGACCTTCGCCAACGGACCGCCGTCGACCGGCGCGTATTTCCCTGTCCTGATCTGGGACGAAGACCCGGCCCAGACCACGGGCGTCCCGGCGGGGAAAGCGAATATCGCGGCGGCGGCACAGGCGATCGGCGTCAACACCTTTCTGGGGATAGAGAACTGGCCGTCGGGATTTGGCGTGGATGGCGGCGAGATGGCCGCGGTCAAGGCGGCGACGATGTACCTGATCGGCGGCAAGACGATCGATTATGCGAGCGGCACCACGGCGACCTCGGTTCCATCCATCCTCGCCCTTTTAACGGCGACGGGCGCGCAGGCGAACTTCATCGGCTATAACATCAATGACGAGTCAGCGTGCGGAACGGGTGCCTATCAGACAGGCGACATTGGAAACGAAGTCTCCGATATTCAGGCTTACGACGCGACAAGGCTTACGGCGTTCAATCAGGTGGATTGGCCCGTCTGGGATGCGGTCGTTCCGTACGGCTGTAGCGGAGTCACGCACGCGCAAGCAACCGCGGCGATCGGTTCTCTGGGATTCGGCAGCTTTGATATGTACCCGGTGACCAATCCGGACATTCAGTGGCAATACTGCGCCGGAAGCGCTTACGTTCAGACATCCGACTCGTTAAGCACTCCGAACGACTGCATCTGGACCAACGGTGTAGGCGTGCAGGCGCTTCGCGCGTTTAACCCCACCAAACCAGCATGGGTGTATGTCGAGTCCGGATCAGACATTTTGGGGGGCGCCTTTCGTGGCAATAATTTCCACGCCGATGTCGCCAACGGTTCAAACGTCATCGTCAATCAGACGGCGTACTACCAGCAGAATATCAGCGCCACGGCTCCGGTTTCGACTTTCACCGCGACGTGGCAAGGGCTGACGCTAAGCGGGACGTGCATCCCGGCCAATACGACGATAACCGGGATCGTGGACAGCACACACGCGACCATGAGTGCCAATGCCACGTGCGCGGGTTCACTAGAGGCCGTGACGGTGACAGGCGGTGTTTTCTCCAGCGATTGCGTTGCGAGCGCCAATCTCTGCGTCGCGGCGGGGAACAGATACCGGGCGACCCCTGTGGAAGTTAACGCCGAGGCGTGGGTGACCCTTATCTCCGGCGCTTATGGCATCGAGTGGTTTTGCCATGATACCGTTTCTTACACGTTCTGCCTTGGCGATCCGGCGGGTGGCTCGGCCGCGACCGCCGTCGCCGCCAATCTGACTTACATCGACGGCGTCATCGGAACCTATTCGCACCAACTTAACGCGGCGCAGGTCGGTATCTGTTCCATGCAAAACACCGATCGATCGACCGCCGCGAGTTGCACGAACGGTGTGCTGACCATGGCAACCAGCGACGCGTCGGTTCCCGGTCTCGCGCGCGCCCATTCCTACGGAGGATCGACCTATCTGTTCGCGATGTCGGATCGACGGAGCACGACCGGTGCTTCCATGACGTTCACGGTCGCTGGCGCGGCGGCCAAGACGGCGACCGTCGTTTATGACAGCGATTCACAATACGACAGCGCGCACAACAACCTGGGCGCCACATTCACACTGAACGGATCGGCGCAATTCTCCGACACGTTCGGCGCGAACAGCGATCATTATCAGGTCAGAATTTATGCCATTCATTGACGACTCAACAATGAGCGACAGCGACCGTGCGAAATCGCGCCTTCAATGCAAGCGTCGGCGCTTCGATGAAGTGCCACGACATGTAAGCCAACCCGAGCACGACCGGGACGGATACCACCAGGTTAACGGCCCAGCCGCCGCCCAACAAAGCCGCGCAACACTGCTGCACGAAAAACGCCCAGATGTAGGTTCCGTACGACAGATCGCCATGCCGTGCCAGGTCCGGCATCCTGACGCGCGGATCGAGCGCGAGCCACATCACCACATAGGTGCCGACGGTCGGCATCCCGACCCGGAAGCCGCCAAAGAGGAACGCCCATGCGCACAGTGCCAGGCAGGCGGCGGCGATCCAGCCTCGGAGCGGCGGTCGCCAATGGTGCCACACCGCGCCCGCGGCGAAACAGGCGTACAGTTCCAACGGCGTCCCGCCCAGCCACATTTTCAACCCGACACAGCACCCGAGCAGAATAGCGAGCGACACGTACCGATTGAGCGCGCCGCACAGACCCAGGCAGAGAACCGCGAGGTAGCACCGGACCTCGAACATCAAAGTCCACAGCGAGCCGTCCACCGCCTCGGGAAAGGGGTTGTGCGTGAAGACGCCGGGAAGCGTGTCCACGAACATCAGCAGCGAGAGATTCGCCGGCACATAGCCGTATGCCTGGGGATCGGTAAAATAATTCGCCAACGACCGCTCGGTCAGGACAGGTCCGGCGACGAACGCCAGCGCCACCAGAACGACGGCCAGGGCAGGCAGCAACCGCAACGCACGGTTGACCATGAAGACCTTCGCGTCGCGCGACCGCTCGAAACTCTCGGTAATGAGATAGCCGCTAATGACGAAGAACACGGCGACCGCGAGGCCGCCAAGCGTCGTTTGTCCCTGACTCACGAGGCTGAGCGGTTCGTGTGCGGTTCTTCCGTAGGACACGGAGAAAGAGTGCGACACCATCACCGCGAGCGCGGCCGTGATCCGCAGGGTGTTGAAATTGTTCCGTGGACGCATCTCGCCACCGTATCAGGGCGGTGCCGCGACGGACAGCATAAACGGACCGGACCCTGATGTTCCGCCGCGCCCTTCTCGCCTCCGCCGCGTCACTGCTGACCGCGCGCGATGCGTTCGCGTGGTGGCCGCATGGCGCGGCGAGTCCATCTGGCCCCAACAGCCTGACCGTCGCGGCCAACCCGGCGCAGGCGCTCACGACCGGCGTCAACGGTGTGGCGCGGTCCTCGCAGATCGTGCTCGGCTGGACCGGCGCGGCGCCGAGCGGCGTCACGGCGACGTGGAGCGGCGGCGGGGGCGCGGCGACGATCAGTGGGTTCGCGGTCTCAGGCTCATGGGCTTCGTTCTATGCTTCAAACCCGGCCAGTGCCGGAACCTACAACCTGACCGTCACCGGCACGGGGCCGAATACCGGATCAGCATCAGCCACCGGAATCGTCGTGTCGGCCGCCACGGCCGATTTCGCCGCCGGTATCACTGGACCGACCACCGTCCCACTGTCCCAGAGCGCCTACGGCGGATCGTTCTCGATCGGCAGTTACGCCTGCCGAGGTGGCGCCGGGCCGGTCACGTGGTCGCTCATCGACACGGTGCCGGGCAGCGGCAACGCCGCGCTGTTCAACATTCAGCAGGGCGTTCTTTACGCAAACACGCAAATCACCACCGGGACTTCATTCTCGATCACCGTTGTCACGACCGATCAAATCGGCGCGACACAGACGTTGGCCGTCACCGTGCCGAACCTGACCGCCGGAACCCCGGCCATCGTCGCCTCGGCCAATATCATTCCCGACAGCAGCAGCACCACATCACCGAATTACAGCAGCTACTACGGCGGCGCCGCGATTCACGTGAGTCTTTGGAACGCGGCCTCGGCGACGATCTCCGATCCCTCTGGCCTGTTCACCTGGCGCCCCGGCGATGACCTGCTTACCATCCCGCTCGCCAGCCTGATCCCGGCGAACTTCGGCCAGCACAATGTCACCATCACACCGGCGGGCGGCTCCGCCGTGGTCGTGCCGATCTACATCGCCCACGAGTCGCCGCCGCCCTTGGCCTGGGTGCCGAATGGCGGCGTCTATTCCTCCACGCCGCCAACAAACGGCTACGGCTCCAATCAAATCGGCACCCTGGCCGCGAGCGCCGATACGGGCTTTGGCGCGTTCGCCACCACGTCAAGCCCGAGTGGTGCGCTGTCGATCTATTCCTATGACCCGTTTCACGGACGCACCGGTTTCGCGTATCTGGCGAGTTCCGTTCCGGCGGGCGCGCTGTCAGGCACGTGTCAGGTGTCTTCCGGCAACGGCGTCACCAATACCATCGTTTTCAACCTGCCGGTTTCGGCGGGCGTCACGCTGCCATCGTCGAACGTGAGCGTGAGTACCGTCGGCGGCCTGACCAACTTCCTGCCGACCGCCATGGCGCAAACTCCCACCGGTTCGCCAACGACCGTCGCCACGATATCGACTTCTGGTCTCACGCCAAACTGGTCCCTGACCACGATCAATGTGGTGAAGGACAACTGCCAGGTCACGGTTGGACTCAACGCGGGCGGGGCAATGTATACGCCGCGTTACGCAATCACGGGCAGCGGAAGTTCCGCGACCGTCACGGCCTGGAACCTGAGCGCCATCAACGAAACGACACCGCAGGTCGATACCATCAATCTGACCCTGACCGATGGCAACGGAACCTACTGCGTCAAACAGTTTACCGTCACGACCTCGTGGCATCCCTACACCGGCTCGCCCGTGTCGATCGGGCCGGGCGGCACGTTCTCTGATTTCAACACGTTCGGCGCGGCGTGGTGGGCCTCCCCGTCCACCTATGCCGGCGCGGTCGTCACGGTGCTTCAGGGCTGTCCGTCACCATCGACCACCGGCTACTACGCGATATCCTACACGCGGGCCGGATGGTGGCCCGGTCCCGTCGCATTCGTGGGTGACAGCAGCACGCAGGCCACCTTCACCGGCACAATCAGCGGCACGACGCTCGCCGTGTCAGGCGTCACCGGCACGATCAACGTCAACGACTTCATCGCGACCGGGGCCGGGACCGGGGTGGTCATCGTATCGGGTTCCGGCACGACCTGGACCCTGCATATCGGACCTTATCCGCTCAGTCAGACGCGGAGCATCGGCCCCGTCACCATGACGACACAGCATCAGCAGATCGCGTTCAACTTCGCTGGCTCGGCGCCGATCGGCAATCAAGGCAAGGGCGGCTTCGCGTTCGCCGGAGGATACGATACGATCTATCGCCGCATCGAAGCGTATGGCGTCACGAACGGCTCCAACGCGGGCGCGTTCTACCGGGAGAATCAACAATCCGGCAACTGCACATTGGAGTATTGCTATCCGCATAACTCCGACATGGGCCATATGAACGGGGATTTCTCAAACCGTATTTTTCTGCATGACAATCTGTTCGCAACCTGCGGCAATTTCTATGGATCAAGCCACAATATATATGCCGATGGCGTGGCCTATATCGAAGTGACCGGCAATTACAGCGTTGACGCGGTTGGCCACGAATTTAAGGCGCGCGCGATGAACGCGTTCATCGACAGTAACTTCTTCCTCGAAGGAATGAACTGGGAAGGGTTTGATACACCCCTCCAGAATTGTGAGGGTGGCGAATGGGTTGTCACAAACAACGTCTTTATGAAGGGCACGAACGGCGGCAACGCGAACAATGGTAACATTATCGAGATGTATAATGAGTGTGCCGGTGCCAACCCCGCGCATCCCGCGTGGGCGATCAATTCTTTCACTTGCGGTAGCAATACGATTATCAACCTCGCCGAGAGCGGTCAGCCGCCGATCGGTTTCAACCAGGTCGCCGGCAATACCGATCCGATCCGCAACATTCCATTTGGCTATTCGATTACGGATAACGATATTTACAACCTGGCATCGGGATCGTGGAGTGTGGGAACTTACGGCGCGTCCGCACCGCCGCTTGGCGCGGGAAACGTCAGCATCACGAATTTTCCATTCGCCGGAATCGCCCTGGTCAATCCATTGACTGGCGGTATGCCGACGAACCTGCCGTTTCGTTATGATTCCATCAGTTCAGCGCCGGGCACCTACAGCATGGTCATGACGTTACCTTCGGCGTCCGCGAGTGGCACCAACGTCACCGGCGGCCTTGTCGCCGGCTACGATGGTGCCACGGCGCAAATGACCGCGATCTCCGCCAGCGTTTCGTCGGGCTGGACCATTTCCGTTTCGGGCAACAACGCGCAACTCGCGGTCAACACCGCCAGTTTGGCGGACGGGCTGTATTTTCCGTTGATTACGTTGACCGGCACCGGCACCGCGCCCCTTCCGGCGCCGGAGTATTTCCCGGTGGTCGTGGGAACCGGCGCATGAAACACCTGAATGCCGATCGATGACCCAAACGAGCCCGCTTCCCCTGGCGATACTCCGCGCCCGCTATCGGTTCGTTCCAGCAATGACACAAACGCCGGGTATCGGACGCCAGGATCAATGTACGAACATTGGGACGATCGCATGAGGCTCATCGCCAATCGTGAGATCAGCGATTTCTCGGTGCGCGTGCTCGGCTACGATCGTGAAAAGCCGGACCTGGGACAGCGCCGCCCGGGAGAAACGTTGGAGGAAGTCGAGGAACGGATGGCAACGCGGAAGTCGCGCACCGCCAGCACGCATAAATGGATCGGCGCGTTGCTGCTGGGTCTGGCGACGATGGTTCTTGGTGCGGCCGCCGGTGGTGTTTGGCCGGCGCTGACCACATGGCTCAGGGCGCTCTTGTAATGTCCAGATGGATGCGATGCCTCAAAGCAGCCACTCATTGGTGGATCGCGTGGCTCATGGTCGTTGTTACGGTTCCGTTCGGCATGTTCGTGGGAGTGCGGTATCTCGCGCCGCTCCTTTACGGGCCTCCCGTCACAGTCCTGGCGGCGCGGATTATGGATGGTGAGGAAATCCATCCGGGCGGCTTTCTTCGGATTCTCATCACGGCGACAATCCGCAATCAGTTGACGTGCGGCGGTTCGCTATCACGCGAGTTCTCTAAATTCACACGACTGTCGGACGGAGATGTGGTCCCGGAGATTTCCCGCGACTACCTGATCGGGCCGCCAATCAGCCGCGCCGGCATGGGGAGATACATCACGGATGTGCAACTCACGAAAGCGGTTGGGCACGGCGATTGGGAATTCGTTGGCCTGACCACGATGGATTGTGGTTTCTGGGGTGGCATTTACTCGTTCCGCACGCCGCCCATTCGATTCACCGTAACCCCTGAGAAGGCATCTCAATGAATCTTGTACTCGTGGTGTTGGTCGTCCTGCTGCTATGCGGCGGCGTGGGCTACTATGGGCGCGGCGCTGGGTGGAGTCCCACCTATTACGGCGGCGGATCGATCGGGTTGATCCTGGTCGTTTTGCTGGTGCTATTTTTGGTTGGTGGGTTTCGGTGACACCCGCTGCCTTCCTCGCCACCATCCTCGATCCCGGCCTCGCGTGGTGCGCGGCACTGCCGGGCTGGCGCATCCCGGCCAGCGATCGCGCGCGCGTGCTGTTGCTCGCCATCGCCGGGCAGGAATCGGACTGGCGCGATATTCAGCAGTTCGGCGACGGTCCGGGCGCCGGGCCGTGGCAATTCGAGCCGGAAACAATCTCGGAAATCCTGCACAACCCCGCGAGCCGCGACATGGCGCTGGCTGTGTGCCGCGCCGTGTATCTCGTCCCGGTGGCCGCTTCGCTTCACGTGCACATCATCGCTGATCCAAACCTCGCCGTGGCGTTCGCGAGGCTGGACTTGTGGTGCGACGCCGCGCCGCTGCCGCCCTTGTTCTCGTCATACGACGCCTGGGAGTCCTACCTCAGAATCTGGCGTCCTGGCACTCCCAGGCCGGATCGTTGGGAAGCGATTTGGGAAGGCGCGCGAGATGCCGTGCTGCTGAAGCCGCCCGCCCCGATCAATGCCGTGCAGCAACAGGAACCGACCGCATGAAATTCGCCACCATAAGCCTCGCGCTTCTCGCTCCCACCGCCGCCGTCGCGCAAACCGCGGTGCCGGCCCCGGTCGACTTCACCGCGATCGCCGTGGCCGTGGTCGGCGGCGTGTTCGCCATCATCGGCGCGGTCGCCACCGCCCTCATCAATTCGCACATGAAAGACGCGCAGGCCGCGACCACACTGGGCAACGCGGTGAGCAACGCGATGGGCGCCGTGCAAAACGCGATCGATACGGGGATTACCTCACACCCATTGCAAGCGACGATCCCCGGCATTTCCGCGCCGATGGCGGCTGGCGTGCAATACGCGATGGACCACGCGGGCGATGAGGCGATCCGGCTCGGCGTGTCGCCAGCGGAAATCGCGGACAAGATCGACGCGAAACTGGGGCTGGCGAAGATACCGCCGCCAGCGGCCGCCGCTCCCGTTCCAGCGCTGGTGAAGCCGTGATCGCCGGCCACCTTTTCACGATCGAGGGCAAGTGCTCGTGCGGCAAGCGGTTCGCGGACATCTCCGGGGCGACGCAAGAGCATATCGGCAAGGAAGGCTGGGCGCATACCCGCGAGTTAAACGCGGCCGAATTCAGCGAAATATGCACTGAACGAGACCGCATATGGGCGCTGGTGGTGGGATCGTCCACCGGAGGCGCCGCGCCGGCGGTGCGGGAACTGCCGGCGCACGACGACGCGTATTTTGGGTAATCAACAAAGGAACTAAACCATGAAACGTTACTTCCCCGCCGCCGTCCTCGCGCTTTCCCTCGCCGCGTGCTCCAGCACCAGCTCGGTCAACGCGACCCAGGCGATCTCCGACGCGAATATCGTCGTGTCCGGCATCGCCGCCGATTACCACACGCTGCTGACCCTCTACCCCACCGCCGTCCCAGCGGCGCAGCAGACCAAAATCGCGGCTGACCTCGCAGCCGCGCAACAGGGGATCACCACGCTTTCGGCGTCCGGGTCGGACCTGAGCAAGGCCACCAGTCTGCAAGGCGTCGAGACGGCGATCAACGATGTGGTGGGCGTTGTGGCCGGCGTGCTGCCGGGCATCCCTGGCGTTCCTCCGGCGATCTTGGCGGGGGTGGACGCGGCGGACGTGCTGTTGCCGCTGATCGAGGTCACAGTGAACCAGCTTCAGGGTGTCACGACGGCTCCGATGGCCGCGATGGCGCATCCGGCGATGGGCGCGGATCAGGCGCGGTTGGTGTTGGAAGCGGCGGGGCGGTGAGCGAGTGGCAACCGATTGAGACGGCTCCAACGGACGGTACTGTGGTCTGGGTCGTCACCAATTCTTGCGAAGGACTGAAACCGATGATCGGACAGGCAAGCTATCATCCGGACGCGGGGTGGTGTGTGGACGAACTACGGCAGGCCACGCACTGGATGCCGGTTTTCGCGATTTCGTATGAGCCAGTCACGTGACCCGCCCCACCATCGCCTTCATCCGCGAGACCGCCGCCCTGACCGATGCGCTCGTGGCGTCCTACGTCGCGGCGCAACAAGTCCAAATCAGCCGGGACTTCGCCGCGATATGGAATCTGGATGCCGAATGCGTGTTCGTCCCGCCCGGCCAGACCGTCCCGCCCGGTGCGTGGCAACTGATCTTCAACGATCATTCCGCCATGTCAGGAGCGCTCGGCTACCACACCGACCAGGGCAACCCGATCGCCTATGTTTCCGTGCTGGACGACCTCGCGGACGGCAATAGCTGGACGGTCACGGCGTCTCACGAAACGCTGGAAATGCTGCTCGATCCGACCATCAACCAGACCGTTTCCGTCACGATCAACGGCGTGACCTGGGAATACCCGAAGGAAGCGTGCGACGCCTGCGAATCTGATTCGCTCGGCTACTGGATCAAAGGGCCGGACGGACGCGGCCATCTGATGTCCGCTTTCATGCGCCCGTCGTGGTTCGATCCGGCCGGCAAGGGGCCGTTCACGTTCCCCTCGTCCGGCGCGATTCAGGCGCCGTTCGCCCTGGCGCCGGATGGCTACACCGGACGGCGCGAGACGGCGCCGGCACCGGGCGGTTGGATCCAGGTGTTCGCGGATGAAGGCCGGGTGCCACGGCAAATCAAAAAACCATCGAGCCGCACCATGCGCCGGTTTGGCGTTGTTCCCGGGTCCGGCGACCCCACATCCGCAGCATGACCGACTTTCCCGACCTCGCCGCGCTGCTCGGCCGTCACCATGACAGCCTGCGGGAGTACTTCGACGATCGATTCAACCAACTGCAACAGGAGATACGCACGATGTCCGCCACCACCACCAATTCACTCGCCAGCCTCCAGGCCGCCGTCGCCAATGAAACCACCGTCGATCAAAGTATCATCGCGCTGGTCACGAACATGGCGGCGCAGATTCAAGCCGCGAGCCCGACCGGAGACAACCCGGCGATCGACGCGCTGGTGACGCAGATACAGAGCAACGCCGCTTCGCTCAGCGCGTTGGTGACGCAGAACACGCCAGCGCCCGCCGCTCCGCCGGGGCCGGTTGCGGCATAAACTCCGTTCGAGTTGCAAAAAAAGGTCCCGTCAGGCAACTGGCGGGTTTTTCGTTTGTGTAGCGTGGCCAGCGGATTGCGAATCTGTCTACCGACTTCTATATATAACCGCAATTCAAGCGGGTCCGCTCGTACGAAGGGAGATCGTGTTGCGCGATCGCCGGGAGCTTCAGGCCCCCGTTTCTGTGTCTCATGGAGCCCCGTCAGGAAACTGGCGGGGCTTTTCGTTTGGCGTCCGTGCTCATTATTGTGGGTTGGCGGTGGCACGGCAAACCGTGTCCGGAATGACAGACGAGCCAGAGCGGGAGAGCGGGCCGGAGACCGACGGTCGCCAGAACGGCCAAACGGCAAACAGAACTGCGCGGACGGCTGGTTAATTGCCCCCAGAGCGTGGATGTCCCGTTCGAGCCCCGGAGCAATCCAGGCTGACCATCAGGCCGGCCGCTCAAAGGCAAAAGTGGTGGGGTATCGGTGGGACTGCTTCTGTCGGCTGAAGTCCCATCCCGGTAACCAGACCGGGCCGCGAAGTGCCTCCAAACTGGCCCCGCTGTCCGAAAGGGTGGCGGGCTTTTCTTTTGTCAGGGGGTTACGATACGCGGTGCCGCGTGCGGATCAGCGAGGTAGACGGACTGCCATGTGGGGCGATCCCCATTCCGCAGTTGCCACCGCTCGCCATAGGTCTGTAATTCAGCAAGCGTGGCGAACGGCCCGGCGATCTCGTAAGCGTCATCAAACATACAAATGATGCAGTTGGGTTTCATGTGGAAGTCTCCTTGTGCGTCCCGATCATTCGACATCGAGGCGCGTGAGTAAAGAACGACTTCGCAACGTACATTTCATGGCTGGCCCGCGCCAAAGTCGGATAGTCCGATTCATATCGTCGTGGCGGGTGTGTTTAACTGGCGTACCGCCCCCTCGCCAAAACGAATCGTCCACGCTCCGTCACGACCGCCGCCGCTTCGGGGTCATTCCGGCCATGTCGGGCGTTCATTTTCCACCCCACCGTTCAATCAGTGTCTTGATGCGCAATTCAGTGTTCACTTCAAGATCAGCGCCAATTTGCTCGGCCATTCGAGCGGCGCAGATCGCCAATTATATACTTTACAAAGCAAGGTGACTCTGCCATAAAAGGCGGCAAGGAGACGCCGCCATGCCGATCGACCTGACAGACCCCATCTTCCATGATGAAGCCAAGGCCCGCGAATGGCTGGAACAGGCCCGCTGGCCAAACGGGGTGAACTGCCCGCATTGCGGCGGACTTCGGGTAGCCGTCATGGGCGGCAAGGCACACCGCCCCGGCCTGTATCACTGCCCGGATTGCCGTGGCCAGTTCACGGTTCAGACCGGCTCGGTGATGGAAAGCAGCCACGTCAAGCTGCACAAGTGGGCTCTGGCTCTGCAATTACTCACCGCCAGCAAGAAGGGCATGTCCGCGCACCAGCTACACCGCATGATCCATGTCACTTATAAGACCGCATGGTTCATGTTCCATCGTATCCGCGAGGGCATGTCTGATCCTGGAGCCGCGCCGATCGGCGGGGAGGGTAAGATCGTGGAAGTTGACGAAGCCTACCACGGACGCAAGAAGGCGCCTTCCGAGATGCCCGCGTATCGCCAGGGCCGCGCGTATATCAAGAGTGGCAAGAATGGCGGCGCGAAGAAGCGTCCGATCGTGGCTTTGGTGGAACGTGCTGGCGAAGCCCGTGTGACCCATATGGGACATGTCACCGCGAAGAACCTGGGTGCCTTCATGGCCAAGAACATGGACATGAAATCCCGGCTGCAAACCGATGAGTCCAAACTCTATGGAACACTCGGAAAGGATTTCGGCTCACACGAGACGGTGAACCACGCCGCCAAGGAATATGCGCGCGGCGATGTGACGACCAACACGGTGGAAGGCTACTTCGGCGTGTTCAAGCGCGGCATGGTTGGCGTCTACCAGCATTGCGGCGAACAGCATTTTCAACGCTACCTGGACGAATTCACCTTCCGGTTCAACAACCGCTCGCGCCTTGGCGTTGAAGATGCCGAGCGCGCCGTGAAAGCCGCCAAGGGCATGGAAGGCAAGCGCCTCACCTATCGGCGGATTGCTGGCCCGAGGGAAGGTATGGAAGGCGCTGGCGGTCCAGGGTGAACTGTTTCCGCGTCCGCCGGCCCGTAGGTTCGTGACGTTGGATACGGTTGAATACGTGGCGCGACCGAAAGAGGGTGGGGTTGTCGTGGTCGGAAGGCGCGGCGCGGCCGAGGTTCATATCAGCGTGTCGGACGCGCTGGTGGCGGAATTGGTGGCGAGGTTGCGGGGTTCCGGGGGATGATCCGTGAGTATCACAGGCTCGGGCGGTGTCTGGGTTGGCCATGAAGGCGCCTACTTCGGTGGACTGGTGCGGGTATTAGCAGCGGGCGCGGGCGGCTTAGCCACCCGGCGCCTAACTCGGCCAGCACCATAAACATCAGCGGGAAGTATCTTATCGCATACGTGTGCGAGATGGCCTGAAAAGAGAATAACTGGCGCGTGGCGAACGGGAGCCAGCACGCGGAAGTCACTTCCATGGCGCTGGGCATAGATAGGTGTGCGCTGGCGTCGAGGCAGCGATAACGTCACTCCAGGATTCAACAGATGAGATTGACAGGTCACGATCCAGGTAGATATGGTCCATCGGGCGACTGTCGGCCCAAACCCGGATCTGGAGCGCCGTTCCCTTGGCTTACTCCCCTCTCGCCGTAGCCAACGAGTTCCTGGAGCGTTACGCCCAGGAGAGCGGCATAGAGCACATGAAGCTACAAAAACTGGTTTACTTTACGCACGGATGGTGGTTAGCGATCAACAGAACCAGCCTGTTGATTGAGCGACCGCAAGTCTGGAAACACGGGCCAGTTTTTAAAACTCTTTATCATACTTTAAAAGATTTTGGCCATCACCCAATTTTGCATCCTCAATTGCGATCCCCTGCGTCTGAACTTGAAATGGTCGGCGGAGGAAACAACGTTGTTCCAACGTATATAGATTTTGTTTGGGAAAGATATGGGCACTATTCCAGTTTTGCATTGTCGTCAAAGACCCATCAGCAAGGAAGCGCCTGGAGCAGGGTCGCTTTGGAGTACGATTTCCAAGTGCCCGCCGACACCGAAATCCCAGATGACTACATAATAGAAGAGTTCACAAAAATCTATAACGAGGAATACTCCAAGAGTGGCGAGGCAACCGAAGCAAGATCAAACCCAGGCGACGGTGGCGGTTGACCCAAACCCAACAGCGGATAAAGAATCCCGAGATTTTGAAAACGATGATGATCGGCGGCGACGTGAGCACGAGCTAGCCTTACTTGGAATGCGGCAGGGTCTCATTGGGAAAATCACCGGATCTTCCAATGAATCTCTTAATAATGGCGCACTCGTGCTGTTAATATTAGCCATACTTCTGTGCATAGCGGAATGGGTGCAATATTCTGGTGTTAAGCTTGACAATGTGACTGATGGCATTATCAAAATAATGCTCACGGTTGTTGGCTTTATTTTCGGAGCCGGGAGTGCGTCGCGAAACAGATAATCGTCATCATCGCGCGATCTCCCACAACTGATACTGCCCGCACACCAGGACTTGATTAAGGGACCCGTTGAGCCCATTGAGTCTCAGCGAACCAACACCCGCCGCGTCCCCTTATTCCGCCCCACCCTCCGAACCTTCCCCGGTCCCCACGCCACGAACAACTGCCCGATCCGCGTCCTAGTCCGCTTCATCGTCCCCGGTTGGCTCTTTATACAGCGCCGCCCTGGCGGGGACAGGGGGGACAGCGCTAACCCCCATTCAACCCCTCATACTCGTCCCAGAACCGCCGGGCCTCGTCCCGCGTTTTCGCGCTGGCTAACCGCAGGAAGAAATAGGCATCCAGGTCGGCCCGCGTCCGAATTTCCGGGAAGTTAGGGTTGTCCAGGGCATCCCCGAGAAACCCTTCGGACCGGATGGCGGCATTACCGAATTGCTTCAGGAACTCCACGAATGTTATCACCGCCGCCCTTCCGAACTAACGGGCACGCCGCGCGCTGACGTGCCCGTCTCTCGCCTGGCCCCGCCGGCGCGAGGTTACCGCGGAGCCGAGGTGGTAATGGTGGGGTTGGTGTAAATTGGCGGGAAAGTCGCGTCATTCGGACGGTAAATCGATCCCGGCGCGGTCAAGGAATGTGACCGACCGCTAAATTGACGAAGGCGCGACCCCACTGCACTGTGTCGGGACAGTCAGCAGGAGATTGCCATGAAGCCGTTTTTATCAGCCCTGGCCGCGATCAGCTTGTTCGTGTCCGCTTCCGCGAGCGCCCAACAATCGAATACTCCGGCGGCCAATTCGGCGGCAGCCACAGCCGCCAAACCTCCGACGCGTTCGGCGCCACCCCCAACCCCTGGCGGCGGCCCTGGTCAGGTTTGGGTGAACACCGCGAGCCACGTCTATCACTGCCCTGGCACGCAATATTATGGAAATACGAAAAAGGGTCAGTACATGACCGAGGCGGCGGCGAAGGCCGCTGGGAACCATGCCGACCACGGGAAGGCGTGCGCTTCCTGACCGGCGCCCTTAGCGGGAAGAGGCTTCGTCGGAGAATCGATCAGCATCCTTCGGGTTGCTGCCCTCTTCTCTGGCGTCTTCCTTGCGCGGCCGAGGCTTCGGCGGCGTGTTCAGTAGCCTGTGGATCAATTTCGCCTGCACGGGGTCGGCTCCATCGGCATCTTTGATTCGCTCTTCTGCCATAATGTGATCTATCTCCTGTGCGATGGGGGATGATAGTTTCAGGATTAGACGGCCATGGCCAGACGTGGTGCTACGCTTGCCCGTCGACAAGACTACAGTGCCTCCTGGTCGCCACCATCCCTGGGACCCACCCGCCCCGCTTCCGAAACTGGGCGACACAACAAGGACCAGAATTTATCAGGCTGTTGGCCGCGCCCTTTCACTATGGGAAGAGATGGAACTCAGATTTGCGGTATTGTACCTCAGGTTTTTGAGTATGGAATACGACCCGGCCGGCAAAGATAAAATAAAAGAATACGAGAGAGCTGTAGGGCCATTGGGCCGATTTGACCTAGTTTACTTGGCGTCCGAAAAGTATTTTATGCAATACTGTGACCAAGCTCTCGAGGGAGCATTTGAACGGATAATTACAGAGGCTAGATTTTACATTCTAAGGAGGAACGACATCGCGCACGGGACTGTCCGGGAAATCACATTCACCGTTACAGAGGGATCAATAGATACAATCAGTGCTGCGACCCCGGGTCTTGTGGCGTGTCGGTTTCTTTTGGTCCCACTTGGCGCCCTTGAAAAACGCGTGGGACAAGACAATACGAAGTTGTTTTCGGCATACAATTCCACGGAGATAAGCGTCTATTGGCAGAGGTTTTTGGAGTTAAGGATGCGCCTTGATGCATTCCTTACACGCATCCCAACAAGGGGATAGCGCGGCGCACAAGGCCACTCGCGCCAACCCACGCGCCCAATAACGGGGTGCCTCCAATGGTTCCTGTAATGCCGACGCCGCCCTGTCGATCATATCTTCCGGCAGATCGTCGCAAATGCATGCGGATATACCATCCTGCTTGACGCAATTATTCACGATCAGCCTCCTTACAATCTGCTTGGCAAGGAATTTATAGGAAGTTACTCTGCTTTGTAAAGTGCATAATTGGGCGCAGATCACAAGGTCAGCGAGATACTTCCCTGCATTGACATGAAGTCGTTCAGCTTCCGGGTCGGAATAGCCTCGGTTCATCATCCGCGCATGGTCAAGAGCGTCCGAGAGCGCCGCGAGACCGCCAAGAGCCTTCATGCAATGGGTTAGTGCGTGATTAAAATGCCGATGTGGTAATGGTTCCTGATTAAAACTATCGGGATAGCTTTGATCGGTCCAGTATTCTGGTAAACGATCTTGAACGGCTTTAAGGTTCACAGTTTTTCTCCTTCGCGATCTCGAACCCGCAACCTCCGGAGTCAAATTCCGGCGCGCTACCTGTCGCGCCACGGGACTGTTGTTTCGGCGCCACCTCGCGTCCCATTCCGCCAGCCGCGCCCGCGCGCGTTCGATGTCGCGCGCCAGCCAACCGGGGCGGAGGGTGATTTCAGGGGGCATGGGGCGGCTCGGGCAGCGGCATCCAGTGCGTCGGCTCCATCCCAGGCGCCAGGTCACGCCCAAAAATCGACCGGGCGCCGATCATCCAGGTTCCGAATCGCCCCGATCTGGTCCCCTGCATGGGGGCGAAAGGCGGCACGTAGATCAGGATCGTCTCATCGCCCGGCGCCGTCTCGATCGGCTGCCAGTCTGAATCGTCGAGCGCGCGCGCGACTGCCATCGCATCGTCGAGCACTTCCTCGCTGAGTTTATCGGGCAGCAGGTCCAGGATGTTCGTAACCGCCGGCACACCGCGCCGCCCACCGCGCGCGTTGGCTATGGCTGCCGCCGCCGTCCGGATATCATCCAAGGTCAGATGTGCCATCTCTCGCCCTCCGTGAACATCCCGGGAACCGCGCGTGTCTGTGGCGTGTCAACAATCGCGGCAAATTCGACCATGTTCCTGACACGTTCATGTTTGCCAATCATCGAAAACTCATTGTGTAAGTGTGATTGGATACTGGAAGGGTTGCCACGCCACCTCATTGATTTATACCAATTGTGACGCATCCCTCAGCTCCACCATCCTGTTTCTGAAAACCAAGGTTTCTCGCGGATTTTATGGGAAGGGTTGCCAATTCGCGCTTCGGGTTGCCTACAACCCCCATAAACTTCAGAGACTTTTTGGCTTCCTGCCCCGGCTCAGCGCCTCCACACCGGCCCGCGCCAACGTTGGCTGATCCGCGTCGCGCTGATACCGCTCAGCCTCCGATAGTGTCATGTGGCCAGACACCGCCATGGCTTGCTTGGCGGTGCCGCCTTGTTCCGCGATGATCCGCTGGTTCGCTTTCCGCAGCCCATGGAGCGGCTTCTTAACCCCGGCAGCGTGGGCCTTATCTTTGAACCAATTGTAGAACGCTGTCCCGGAAGCGAACGGATTGCCGTATCGCGTGATCAGGAATGTTCCGGTGCCGACCAGTTCGCAGGCGTCCATGGCCACCTGCAGCTCCGCCCCGATCGGCACCAAAAGAGCCGCGCCAGTCTTACCCTGCCGCACCTCGATCCCACCATCGCGGATATCGCGCGGCCCCATGCGGATCACATCGCCGCGGCGCTGCCCGGTCATCAGCAACAATTCAAACGCCAACCGCTCGCGGGTACCGATCGGCCAGCGACTTTCGTACGCGGTCAGATCGGCGTTCGTCCACACAGCGAAACCTTTGACTCTGTGCTTGACCCGCCGGACATCCAGCATTGGATTGTCCCGCCGCCAGCCGTGTTCCACCGCGTGCCGCAGCAAGAGCCGGAGGATGGATCGAAGTCGGTTCGCCGCGGCTGGGGTATCCGATTTTCCCTTCAGCATGTCCCGAACGTGCTGCGCTTCGAGTGTCGCCACCCCTTTGTCTCCGTTCTTTTCAAGGAACGCGTCGATGATCCGGCGGTACGTAATCTTGGACGACGGGGACAAAGCCTTGAACTCCCCATCCTGATACCAGGAGGCGGCCAGCGCCGCGAAGCTGCCCGCCGTCGCGGTCGCGCCGATCGGTGAAGATGGCTCGTTCAGGCAGTTTTGATAGGCGGCCATGAAAGCGGCTGATCCCGGAAGGCCAGGAAGTTTCGTGGTTTTATGGCCAGGGCGCCGGAAGTAGTGCCGCACATGACCATGCCTGTCGCGAAACCGGTGGACGTATTTCAGTTTCAGGTTGGTCACGCCGTCGCCCCATCCCATTCGTTGACCGTGGCCTTGGCGCCTCGGCGGGGGATGGCCCGCCACGCGGCGCGCACCTCCTCAGAGTCCCAGAGCACCCGGCCGTCCACCTCGCGAGGTTGCGGCATCCGGCCGTCTTTGACCAGCCTGTCGAAGAACGCGGCGGAGACCCCGATCAGCGCGGCCGCCGCCTCACGAGACACCGCGAATGGGACAATGCCGGGCGGGAGATAATCGAAGTTAGGCATTGGTCCCATCCACCTCGCGAGATGACCGTAACATGCGGGTAAAGGGGTCGCGATTTAAGGGAGGCAAAAAAGCATCAATATATATGCGTTCAAGCGCGTTAAGCTTGTCGCGTGGGCATGGAATCCAATGCCACGTGTCGAACTTCTTTGTGGTGGCGTGCGTGCCAACACGGATGATCACATTGACGGTCTGGCCAACGTAGATGACTTTCTTTGATTTGATCAGGAAATAGACGCCAGATCCATACGGCTTCCACCGGATGGCACGCGCGACAACAGCAGCCTCGGTCAGCGCGGTTTCTTTGGCTCGCTGCTTTGTGCGCGCCTCTCGCCTGATTCGAGCACCCTCACTTCGTAGAAACGCGATCCTGGCATGTTCGTTCGCCAACCGCTGAACTGTAAGACTGAGTTCCGTCAAGCCTTCCTGCGATACCGCCCATCTGCCGTGTATGTTGGTTTTATGTACTTCGATTCCGCGCCTACGAAAAAAACGCAGCAACACCAGCGGCGTCGTATGATGCGCCTCCGCCACGTCGGCCAGCGTATGCAGCGTCTCAGTCACTGCCCCGCCCCCGGAAAATCCATGCGCATCGCCACATTGGCGGCCACGCACGCGAACGTGGCCGCGGCACCGGCGAGGGCGATAGCCGCGAGGCCATATCCAACACCCTCGATTCGGCTCGATCGCTCGCCGCACCAGATCGCCCAGCCGGCGAATGCCAGCGCGAAGAACGCGTCGGTGATCAGCGCGTGCATGGGGTCACGAATTCTTCGCATGTTGCTTACAGAACAACCCACCCAATCCAAAACCGTCTTTCCGTTTGCAGCGCATCAAATGGAGCGTGTGGCCCGCGTATCCGGCGCAGCGTCCTGGCGTCCACGGCAACGGGACGTGATCTTCAATGAAGCACTCATATTTCCTGGATTTTACTTTGTTAGCCGCTTTGTCTGTTTCACGTTCGGCCAGCGCGTCCCGGACACGATCCTGATCAAGTTCGAACGCGCACCGCTCGCATTCCTTCAGGCCATAGGTGTGATAGTTCGAATAGTCGCATGTCGGACACGTCCACCCCGTGCAATCGGGATCGGCTATGCTCTCGTACAGCCATTGCAGGCGCAGGCGCTCTGAGGTGTCGTCCATCAAGAACGCCCCTCGTCGCACGACCAGGCGGCGGCGGTGCGGTCAGTCATCCCCGCAATTCCTCCCGCGCGCGCCAAATCGCCTCCGGGTCCGGTCTCCGGACGGGCGTGAGCCATTCGGGGCGCGGCGTCCATCTCAACACGCCATCGGTCTGGTACAGTTCATCGGCCTGGTCGCAATCCATCGCGTCAACGGCGATCAGGGCATCCCACGCGGCGGTGATTCCATCGCGCAGCGCGTGAGCCGCGACGCCGGTTGCGACGGCGCGGGCATGCTCTGGTCGCGCACATAAGAGCCAGTCCGCGAGTTGGTGATCTTGCTTCACATCACAAGCAAACGCCGCGATCACCATCGCGGTGCGCTGCTGGGTCGGCGTATGAGCAGCGGGCCAGTATGACAGGGCATTCGCGCGCCACGCATCGCGAAGGGCCGCCCGGCATTCAGTCTTCGCCGCTTCGCGTTTTTCACAGGCGCTAACCATCGGATGCCAGAGGATAAGCGGAGGGCGCGTCAGCCATCGATCACCCAGTCATTTCCATGGCAGGTCGTCAACTGAAAGTCGCCAAACACGCCATTCCATTCTATGACGACCACTGCGTTGCGTGTTTGGCGGCGCCGGTCCCGCTTGCCGACGACGCGCCGATGAAGGGTGCCGATGGCGGGCGGCGGTCGGATTTCATCGGTCATTGCCCCAACTCCCCTTCACCATCGGGCGGAGCTGGCAACGCGCCAGACGCTTCCAGATCGTATGTAATCCGGCACAGCATCACGCGTTCTCCGAGCTCGGTCAGATGGCCGAAGCCACACCGCTTTCGGGTCTGGCGCCACGCGATCATCGTGCCTTCGATCAAGGGTCCATAAACCGGATCGTCCGGAAACAAACCGAATGTCGGCGTACGGGTTTTCCGGCGCCACAAGTCAAGTTCGTGAATGGCCAGCATTTCGGCCAGTTGCTCTTTGGTCAGAGCCTTGGCCATGCGACCGATACGGATGCCGAGGTCTTCGTTTTCAGCCATCATGGCCTCACCTTCAACGCGGCGATGCACAACGCCATCGCCGCGGAGTTATGGCGGACATATTTCGCGAGATGGTCGTTCACCACCGTCGCCTGGAAACCGCCAGCGTCCGCTGTAAGAAGCGACCAGAACGCGCCCGGCGAAAGCAGCGTCAGGGCGGCGTCGATGCCGCGGGTGAACTGTTGGATATGAGGCATATGTGAAATGAAGGGCGCATCAACACCAAGTCGTATGTCCAATACTCGGAGAATCTCAAGGTCGAGTTCTTCGCTTCCATTCGTCACCGCCTCAAGCCGCGCGATCAGGTCGTTGCGTACTTCGTCGGTCATCGGGGCATTTCCTTGTGTTCGTGCCCATCGAGCCGCGCGCCTGCGGCCTTCTTGCCGACGCGGCGCACCGTTCGGCCATCCGAAAAACTAAAATGGACACCGGGGCCAGCGACCTCACTGACAGACGCGTACTCGCCGTTCTGTTTATGGAACCACGCAACACCAGCATCGGCGCACTGCCGACCTATATCGCGGAACCACTGTGGATTGGACGGACGCGCATGCGGGCCGGATTCTCCGCCCGAAATTACCCAACTAATACGATTGTCACGGTGTGGGCCGTCCCCACTCTGCCAATAGCTCAGGTTGTCTCGGAACTGGTAATAGTCGCCAGTATCCAGGGCATTGAACGTCCACCCCAGGTCGTCAGTTGTATCTCGGGGCGCCAGGATGTGGGTAAGATCAACCGGCCCAAGTAGCGGTTCGCACGACAAGAAATGCATCGCCGCCGGCACCGCCAGCAGATGCGGGATGCGCCGATCAGCTTCCTCCTGGTTTTCCGTTGTGCAGCCAAGCCACACATGCGGCCATGGTATCAGCCACCCGTCAGGTCCGCGCGTCATCCAGTCGGCGGGCAAGCGGTTTGTGATAAGCTGAGGTCGCTTCGTGAGCAGGAGCCAGTCAAGATCGCGGCACTCGTCGATCACCTGCCAGGCTTCATCGCGGATGCCGGTCTCGTCAACGGCGTTGTCAAAGAAGTCGGACAGCGAGTTGCTGAATACCTTCGCGCGGATGCCAGTCTCGCGCGCCGTTCGATTCCAGCGCAGCGCGTCCCCCCAGGTTTTGGTGCGCCGTCGCTCCCCATGCGATCCCCAGCCTTTGACCCAGCCTCGGAAAGCGTTTTGCTCCCTGGCGTAGCAGAAGTCGCAAGCCGGACTGATCTCCTGGCACCCAATCCAGAAATTAAGCGTGTGCGTGGTCCATTCGATCTTGCTGTTTTCACCCACGGGCCTTGATCCTCTTTGGAAACGACAGCGCGCGCAACTCCTGACCTTTGGCGGTCAGGAAAAGCATATCGCCGCTCTCCATGATCAGTCCGGCATCGAGCGCCCGTTGCATGAGAACGGCATCGCGCTCCCGCGGCTCGCGGCACTGCCACCATCTGTAAAAGACGGCAGATTCCGTGATGTCCGGCGGCTCCTTTGTCATGCCGCCGCCACCGGCGCCTTCGCGAACGCATCGAGGGCCTCCGGTGTTTTTGGCACGGTCATTGGATGCGCTCGATCCGACCGCCCCAACGGATAACTTCTCCGTTCTTCTGGATGCTCACGTTGGCGTCAGGCCATTGGCGCAACGCGCGCTTGACGGCGATTTCGGCGTCGTTTCGGTAAGCATCAAACTCAGCCTGAAGACGGGCCAGTTTGGCGTCGCCTTCGCGCTTCACAGTGCTGATGCGATCGGACGGCGGCGGAGCGTAGAACGCCATGTCATAGTTCTCATGCGCGACTTGCACAGACCCAGCTATTGCGTTGATCTGTTCGCCGGTCAGAACTGCTCCGCATTCCTCTGCGGCGTCGGCGATGCACTCCCGCCAGTATTCTTCATAATTCATCGTCAGTGCTCCGCAGCGACAGAGTGATTGGCGTGTGGCCCGAACGGCCCATCCTGTTCGACCGGCTCAAAATCACCGCACCAATCGTCAGGCTGCACGACCGGCCACATGGTGCGGCTGCCTGACATCATTCCGCCCGTTGCAATGGGTGCATGGCGGCGACATGTCGGGCCAATGATTGCCGGCGAACTATCGTGCGTCCCTTCTGGACCGAGATAGATACACGCGGCGCACCGCGGGTTGTTCACGGCAGCGCATCCCGCGCTGTGCCCGTGCTGTTCCCAGTGCTGGTGCTCGTGCTCGCCGGTGTTCCCGCCAGGTGCGCGGCCAAGGTCATGTCATCGGCGGTCAGCGGTGAAGTAAACGTGACGGTGTAGGTCATGGATCGTCCTTTTCAGAAGGCGGGTGGTTCTTCTTGGAGCGAATTATTTCACGTTCCACGGCTTAAACGCGCGCATGGCGTCCGGCGTCAGTTCCGGCGCGGACCAGTCGCCTTTGAAGCAGATCGCCCTATCGTCGATCGTAAGCCACGCCGGCGGCTTTTGGTCCGCGAACTCAAAGTCCAGCGCCGCGTCTGTCTCATGCATCCCGCCGGCCTTGCGCCACTCGCGGCGTTGGTCGATCAGCCACACCAGCATGTCCACCCGGGCTTCTTCAGACTTTGACCGAGAGGAATAGATCACGAGATTGAATTGCTTCGCGGCTTGCTCAGCCCATTCGAAAAAACCGGGCGTGACGGTTCCGTAGATCACACCGTCTTGCCAGCCTTTTTCGTACGAGTGCACCACGCCGTCGAAATCGACACAGAGTATTGGTTTGAAGTCGCTCATTTATTTTCCTTATCCATGGGGGGATAGTTCGTTGCGATGTCGCGGCCGGCCAAAGCGAGCAGGATCAACGCGAGGACGGTCAGGAGCTTCATGGCGGTGTCTTCGCGATCAACGTGTGGATTTCTTCGATGCAAAGCCAAACAGCCAGCGCTCCGGACGTGGCAAGAACCTGTGCCTGGGTGTCTCCTTCGGCCAAGGCTTCGCGACGATCCTTCAAAAGGCGCCCCCTTACGACGTGGCATGCTGTTTGGGCGGCTTGTAGGCCATCGAGGTAGGTCATGGCCCCTCGCTTTCAGCCCACAACCGGGCGGCGATCGTTTCAGGATCGATGTTCCGCGCGGTCCAGCCGGCCTCGATCGGCTTGCCCTTGTCCGCCAGTTCGCGGGTGAGTCGTTCCAGGTGGTCCGCCATCACACTTCCTCAATCTCACCAGTCCGCAGCATCGCGGCGGAATTGGCATCCCTGATCCGATTCATCAGGTCGAAGTTCCCGGATTTTTCCAGGTCCGTGACGAGCCGCTGATAGGCGCCGCTGGCGGTCAGGGCGGGCAGCGTCGCCTTGTCACGGCCGGCGATGTGGCGAACCATGTCGTGCGTCGCGGCGGTGAGGGCTTCTGGGGCTGGTGCGTCGGCGGGGATTTCCTCGGCTTCGGTGGCGTCCGGTTCGGATGTGCGGCGGATCGCATTCGTGATCATCTTATTCAGTCGTTCGAGCGATCCGTTTTTGAGTGTGTCCTGAGCTTTGTGGACAAGATCGCGGGCCAAGATGGCATCGACCGCATCCTTGGTTTCGGCGCCGGCCAACTCAGGTTCAAGCTCGTCCAGGAAGTCGCCCCAGGTTTTGGGTTTCTTCGCCTGGGTGGCGGCCGGCTTTGGCTCGATCAGCGGCTTCACGGTAAATGGCTTGCGGCTCGCTTTGCTCTCGGCAAGTGCCATCGTGACGGGTTCCGTGATGTCCGACATGTGCGAGATGCGAATACCGCCGACTTCAACGCCGCCGAAGCGCACCTTGGGATCGCGATAAAGCGTCATCTTGCGTCCGACGTATTGAGCGCCGTCCCTGTCCCAGATATAGACCAGGACACGCCGCATGGATTTACAGGGTTTGAAGGGCTTCCCATTATCTCCTTCAAAATTGATGGCGATCGGCTGCTGCGGTTCAGGACAACCCGAAACCTTGGTAATTTTGATCGTCAATGTGCGACCAATCAAATCGTCTGCATTTAGCTGGTCCGACTTGGCAATAATCGTATCGGTAAGGTCGGTCATGGTTGGTTTCCCCTTGATCTACGGTCGATTTCCCGCTGTGCGTTCCATTTCAGGTCGTCTTCCATGGTCGGTTGCCGCAGCATCCAACCAAGGAATCCGGCCTCGACTTCGGACCACGGCATTCCCCTGAACTTGCCGATTGGACATCTTGGCAAGAGCCGCGGCTCTTTGGTCCACGCGACCATTTCACGGCCAGTCACGCCGGCCTCGAACAGTGCGGCCAGGATGTGCGCGGTCACATAAGCGTCAGGCGCGGCGCGATGGGCAGGTTGCGTCAGGGCGTGCTCTGGCTTGATCTTACCCGCGTCTTCCAACCAGTATCGGAGCGTGCCGTTACTGTGACCCGGCGCATCGGGCCACACCCGGAGCGCGGCCTTGTAGGTGCATATCACTGGCACCGGAGACGCGAAGAACTTGGTTTCAAATTCGGCGGAGTGAGCCGCTATGGCGTCGATCGGTTCATCGAACAGTTCGACGGCCGCGAATGGAGGATGTCCTTCGCATTCGGACAACGGGATGTGGTGAATCGCGCGAACTTCGGGCGGCATCGATCTCACGCCGCACATCCAGGTTCGCGGCTGATCGATTCGTCTATCTTCAAGATGAAGATCACAAACGCCAACCTCGCACACCTCGGCTTCCGGAGGTTCGGTGCCGGTCGTTTCAAAATCAATAATCCGAATAATGGTCATACCAGAATGTCCTCGTAGACGCGCCGCTCAGTCGGGATCAGCCGCGCCCCGGATGCCATTACGTCACGATACACATCCATCTTCTCAGCAAGCCGCTTCTCGAACGCATAGGCCGCGTCAAGGATGGCATCTTGCACAGATGGAATTGGCGTGCAGCGGATTACCGGCATGGGTAACCCACCAGAAATGATGGCGAGGTCGAGCCACTCCCGCTTGCTCACCAACAGGCCGGTCTGACATTGGATCATGAAGTCGGCCGGCACGGACTGTGAGATTACGTTTTCGACGATATCCTTGACCTGAAGATCGTCGCGCCTGGACTTGACCTCGAACAGACCGTCATCTCCAATGAGGCTATCTGGGGAGTAACCGAGTGTAAAGCCCCACTCGTCGTTCGTAACAAAACCGACCTCCTGCACCGAGGCGCAATGCTTGTCATAGAGAATGCGAGCCTCGATCTCATCTTTCTTGCCGCGCAACATATCGTCTGACACGTAATGTTCCGGGACGTGGCCAGTGATCCTTTGAACCATTAACTTGTAGAGATGTCCGGTCGCTTTTTCGTTGACGGCGCATTTTAGTGTTGGGGTGATCACGAGTTTCATTTCACTGGCACAAAGGCGCCCGCAACGGAATCGTTTCCAATTGTCAGAGCCCTGGATCAGAGGCGAGCCATCTTCTTCCGTATGGTATACGATCATATCAGCGCTCCGGGTATCTATAGACGGCCATACAACTGGCTTTAGGGGGAGATTGGGTGCCGCGCCTTGCGTCAAAGTAGCCCTTGACCCATCTGTGGATGGTCTGCTCAGTTACGCGGAAATAGACACCCGCCTCTTTCGCTGTCTCGAAATGGATGCCCTTAATATACCAATCACAGGCTGATACTGTGTTGCGACATTGCTCCTGCGCCGTGGCCCAGCGACAATTCCCCGGTTCATAATTCCCCAAGGTATTGATCCGGTCTATCTGATGCTTAGAGGTTGGCGCACTTCCCATGCATTTCCAGAAACTCTCAAAGCTGTTTCGCCACTCAGTACAAACCACCACTCCCCGCGCTCCGTATTTCGGAAAGTCTTTGTTTTTTGGGTTGTGGCATCTGGCTTTGATGGCGGCCCATGTGTTGTATTCCTTTGTATACTTCATGCCGTGGGCCAAGCTCGGCTTGCTCTCTCGCGCCATGCAGCCACATGACTTTGTGGCACCGCTCACTACCCGGCCACGCGGAGCCTTCGTCGTCTCGCCGCATTCGCATTGCCATAACGATAGGCGTCGATTTTCTATCCCCCGTTCGTCCAATTCTCGAATGTAGGTCAGCCGATTATATGTGGGCGCGGCTTTCCACGCATCGCTGCCCTGGATCAATGGCGAGCCATCTTCCTCGGTATGATATTTGATCCATGGTTTGGTATCGGTCTCTGTGATCACTCTCAATACTCCACCCTTACATGCCGCACCTTGCCCAATGCCACCGCGACGATCACCGCCTTAGCAACGTCCACCGTCTTTTCCTCGGACAGTTCGCCGCCCTGGTTGTCGTTTATCGCCTCAACCAAATCAGCCAGCACTTCCCGATTGATCGAGGCTCGATGCGCCTTGTTAGCCGCGCGCCGATCATCTTCGGCCCTTTGTTTCGCAGCCTCTCGGGCAACGCTCTGTCGTTCGGCTTCGATGGCGGCGATGCGTTGTTGTTCAGCCAGTTCAGCGGCGGCGAGACGGCGCTTCTCGTTTTCCTCGGCGACGAGCCGTTCACGCTCCTCAAGGAGCCTCGCGCGCTCCTCGGATGCCAGCCGTTCAGTTTCGGCCCGCGCCAGCGCCTCGGCAACTTCCCGCTCCCGAACCGCGGCAGCCGTCCGCTCCGCTTCAGCGGCCTCTCGCGCCGCAAGCAGCGTCGCGCTGGCACGCTCCTCGGCCTCTCGCTCCCGCCGTTCCGCCTCGGCCTCAGCGGTCGCCTTGGCGGCTTCAGCGGCTTCAGCGGCAATCCGTTCTTCACGGACCCGCTGGGCCTCGACCGCTTCCAGGCGTTGGCGCTCGGCTTCCTCAGCCCGGAGCCGTTCCAGTTCGGCGGTCTCGACCTCTCGTTTCTCAGCCGCCGCCAATAAGCGAGCCGTGCGGTCAATCTCGGCCTGTAGCGCTTTTTGGGCGCGTGATTTGAATTCTTCCCAGTCACGGTGCGGATATCGATCCAAGTAATCGAGCCTGACGCGCAACTCCGTCGCCGTTTCTGTTTGACCGTAGCCCTCGGATTCTGGGATCGCGGCCAGCGCGACTTCATGCGCCTCGATCCTGGCATTCTCCCGCGCCTGATACTCGACCAAAGGCCGTCCGATCTGGTCGCGCATCGCGTCCATACGATCTTCGATGATTTTTCGTTCGGACCGAACACCATCGATCGTCTTTTTGGCGTCTTCCATGAGCGTGTCGGCCAAGCGAAAGAAGTCCATCTTCGCTGCGCCGATCAATCTCTTAACAGAATTTATTTTGGTTCGGCCCGCTGGTGTTGAAGCATCAGGCTCATAACCGGCGAGATTCTTGGCCAACCCGCCAAGAATATCCTTATCGTCCGCCGCCAAGATCGTTGGCAGGCTGGCAGTCGGTAGAACTGTCAGTGCTGTCCTGACCTCAATCGTCTCGCTCATGGTTCTTCTCCCTGATTCACCACCCGCACGATCGGCTCAATGATCTCCCGCACTGGTCGCAGTCCGCGCGACAGGCGTTCGTCCTCGTGTGCCTCGGAGACAATTTCATCCGCGAACCGTTCCAGTTTGCGAACCTCGATCGCCAGGGACCGCAGCCGGTGCGATTGCTCGGGAGCGACGTGCGCGATCCGGGCGGCGATTGTTTCGAGTTCGGTTGATGGGGTCATTGCCACACGATCCGATCAAACAAGATCGCCACACCCGCTATCGCCGGCAACGACCCTGGTGCATCGGACGGATGCTGCGCCATCCAGTTGTTGCGGTAGATAGCGGTCGCGCGATCATTGAGCGGCAAAGGCCCGCGCGTCGCCAGGCACATGTGTCCGAGTTCACTGACGAACATGTCGGCGCGCCTCCCGTTGTGCAGCACCGCGACATGCTCCAACGGCTCGCCTCCGATCAGCGGTTCCACGAGCGCCTTGATCCTGTCATATCCAGGGTCTTTCGGCCAATCAATTTCGCCGTGCTCGACCGCGCCGTCACCCGGCTTAAAAATCGTGTATTTAGTTTTCATGATACCCCATCTCCCGGCGCCGCCCGGCGCAACACCGCCAATCCGAGACACAACGCGGCCAATGAAAGCAGCGCCTCGTCCAGTTCACCGTCATGATCGAACACGACTTCATCGAACTCAACCGCCTCGAAGGCATCGCGCAGTTCGTCCAGTTCGCAACTCGCCAGATCGATCCTGCCCCAGAAGTCGGTTTGGACGCGGAACACATTGGCTCGTGTTTGAGGCAACACGTCGCGCATCACGGCGGACAGGTGATGTTCGCATTCGGTGGTTTCATCCCGGTTGCTCATGGCGCGGTGGCCCTTGCGATTGCCAAAAGCGCGGCTTTGCGGGCGGCCAATAGGTCTTTCGCCAAATCGCTCTGTTTGACATAAGCGCGGCTATCAAACGCGACCAGCGCCCGCAGCGCGGCAAGCAACTTCGGCGCGGCGGCGATCAGACGTGCGTTGGCGTCATTGTCGGCGTCGGAACGATTTACGAACCCGCAATCGGCGACCGGAACCCGCTCGCTGGTTGCGATGACTTCGTGTGCGTCATTGATGGTCCACGGTCCCGGTGTATGCGCCATCACGCCGCCTCCGTCTGTTTCGCTGGCGTGCGAACGGGCGCCGGTTCAACCGCATATTCCAGCACCTGAAATGCGCACGTCAGTTTCGCGCGGATGGCCGCGATATGATCGTTGATGCCGTCCGTTTGCGCCTCGGCTAACCTCGGAAATGGATCGGCTGTCTGTCGCTGCACCACATTCAACGCGTCAATCGCGTGGGACAGACGAGTGAGAGCGCGTCCGGTCGGCGTGTCGTTGTAGCGCGCGGATAATGTTTGCATGGCTAAAACTCCTTGTCGCACGCTTTACAAAACCAGATATCGCGACTCCAGATTTCGGGACCTGACACAGCCTGTTTTATCTCGAGCGGCCTGTCGCAATCCGGGCACGGCGGTGTCGCGGCGTCGGGATCGCGGCGCCATTGAGTGACGGTGGGGAGAGATGGCTTAATCTCCATCGCGCTCATACCTCTTGGTCGACCTGTTGTAAGTCATGAGTCCCGGCCATCGCTCAATCACCTTGGCCAGATCGGCGGATGCCTGTGGGTCGGAGACACGAAACTTCCGTACGATGTTCTCGCGATTAATCTGGCCGAATATCTCGACACTCTCTTTGATCCAGGCAAGCCGGTATTCAACGCACCATGTTTCAGTCATGGTCACCTCAATTACCCGGCGTCTCCCGCTCCATGCGGTCCCGCTCGATCCGCTCGTCCCTGTCATCATCCGGATCGCGCTCGACGGCGTTGGGCAGCCCCTCGATGAGGTCGCATTCCTCGCGGGAGGCGAAGTATCGGATGCACTGTCCGTCTAGCCATTCGCCGGCCATCAGCCGCTCGAAGATCTTCTTTCCGTCGCGCTCGATCTCGCGTTCGGCATAGTCGTAATCGGCTTCGTGGCCGCTGCCGGGATCGTAACTCTCTGGCGAGCCATAGCGGCCCGTCTCCGGCGTGCTCGGATTAAAAAAATAATGGATTTGCAGCTCGACGTAGCCAGGGGCGCCTTTACCCGCCGGCTCGTATTCGAACGTGTAATAGATCATGCCTTTTGTCATGGCGCAGCCATCCTCCGTGCCAGCATCGCGCTAATCTCCGGGAACTCATCGTCGGTCAGCATGAAGTCCCGGCCTGGGAAGTCCGGGGTGCGGACCATGACCGTAATTTTCACGCCGGGCTTAAAGCACGCCACGATTTGATCCATGTAATCGGAGACTTGTTCCTGGGCTTCGAGCAAAGTCACGCCACATCCCCCCCACCGCATACGATTCCCGCACGCCGTGTTATCTGAAATCGCGCCGTTTCTGGGTCGATGCAGTTCAACACGATGTCATAGGCGATACCGCGCAGCACATCCGCCGGAACATCTGGCGACGCTTCATGGATAGCGATCAAACCATCAGACAGACGCGCGTGTTGTTTGATCCAATAGCGCATGGACGCTTCCATCTGAGCAAAGCGATGAGCGCTGACCCTGAGTTCCTTGATCTGCGCGCCCAACTCCCCCAACAGGTCATCCATCGTGTCGCCGTGGCCGGTCGCGAAGCCGTTCAGCATCATCCAGGCGGCGAGTTTTTCCATGTCGGCGGGTTTCGCGTTGAGCGAGCGCAATAACCCCCTCTGCTCCAACATATCGACCACGGCGCGAGCGTATTGCGTGAACGAAACATCCATGTCGCACGTGTCGGATAGCGTTTCGTAAACAGCGTCGATCAGGTCTTCACGTTGTTCTTCGGCGAGATCGGACGGGTTGGTCATCACGCGATCTCAATCAGATGCAATTCGTCCAACGGATCACCAGCGAGGACGGCGGCCTCAAACTCAAGAAGCCGAGTCACTGCATTGTTGAGAGTATCGATACGAGCAAGGGCCTTCTGAATGTTGTAGCGTGCGCCTTCGAGCATCTTGTCAGCCGAGCGCTTCGCGCCCTTGCGGATATAGGCGTTCCCCTCCGATGAATTGGAGTGATTAAGGTTCACCACATCTTCGTCCGCATAATAAACCAGGCGATGCTCATCGACTTTTTCAAGATCGTTCAGGTTCGCGATGAAGTCGAGAATAAGCTCGTTCTCAGCGTCAGGTCTTCGCCATTTGGTATTCTCGCCACTCACTCCCCAATAAGTGTCGCGGAGAAAGCCCGCCCTTACGACCCCGATGCAGGACTTCGCCCAGTAGGTCACGTTCGACCAATCTGCGTTATTGTGTCTGTAACGCCAGTGGAACACATCGCCGTCGCGCCATTCTCGGGTTGTCACGTTATTCTGTTCCATGATCTGATTACCCTCAGATAAACTCATCGCCAGTTACGCGGAGGCCCAGTCGCTCCGCCGCGAAAGTCCTCTCGTGATACGAAATGTCTTCCACGATTTCCTTGGCCACATCAGCGAACGACGGCATGCCGGGAACAAGCGGCCCCCAATGGTCGGATACGAAGTAAACGATATTAAAGAGGCCTCCGCGTCGGTCTGGACCATTGGTATTGGGATCACAGGCACGCGCTGAATGCGTGGCCTGAAGCATCCGGTACAGTGCCCACCAGAGCGTCTCTTTGTCAGATGCTTCTATGAAAGCTTTGCATTGTTCGTCGCTCACGCTACGTCCTCCACCACCCAAAACGCATCGGCCCGCTCGACCGCCGCGCACGCACCGCAAAACGCGACACCTTCGAGCCGTTCTGTGGCATCACGCGGACACCCTGACGCCTCGCATTGAAGCGAGATTTCGCCCTCACCGTCGCAATATTCGCAACGCACACGGCGCACATCGGGGTCGTTGCCGCCGAGGCGAGGAATGTAGCGGAACCCGTCCTCACAGTCGTGGCAGGTGACGTGGAGCGTCATGGCCCCACCCCCGCGCCCATCACGAACAACGTGGTCAGCGCGGCGCCCAGCACCAGCAGCGCGAGCACCAGCAACGCGCCGGTGAACAGGCGGGTCATGGCGTCACCGCAACGATCATTCTTTCAACAAGATCAATGGCCGATCGTTGAAATTCAGTAACGGTGCCTTTGATAGCATCCCCGGCGGACACGGCAGCCTCGGCGGACACGGCCTCCCAGGCGGCATCCCAGGCGGCATCCCAGGCGGCATCCCCGGCGGCAGCCCAGGCGGCAGCCCTGGCGGCAGCCCAGGCGGTATCCCTGGCGGACACGGCAGCCTCGGCGGAAACGGCCTCCCTGGCGGCATCCCAGACGGCCTCCCAGGCGGCATCCCAGGCGGTATCCCTGGCGGCAGCCCTGGCGGACACGGCAGCCTCGGCGGAAACGGCCTCCCTGGCGGAAACGGCCTCCCTGGCGGCATCCCAGGCGGTATCCCTGGCGGCAGCCCTGGCGGCAGCCCTGGCGGCAGCCCTGGCGGCGTTCGCATCCGATCGAGCCGCGGATAACGCCGGCATTAGTGACGGACACTGTGCGAAATCGGTGATTTCCGGCAGGGCCGTGAGCGCGTCAGCATGAACGGTGAGGCCGGCCAACCGCAGCCATGCTGGCGTGTGGACCCGGATCAGCCAATCGGCGGCCATGGTCGCGCGACGGTTTTCCAACGCGGCGGAGCCGTTCGTTCCGATCAGTTTCGGGATCAAAGGCCGCAACAAAACGTCGCGCCGATCGTCATCCAGGCTGTCGTTCCACGAACGCAAGAACGCGGAAATCACTGGTGACGCGCACGCGGGGGAGTCAGACCAAGGCTCGCCAGCGATGAACGCGACGGCCTCCATGATACAGGCGCCGTCAGCGATTGACTTGTGCGCGCCTTTGGCCAGCGGGCCGATGTTGGCCAGGCGGGCTTCCACCGCCGCGCTCACAGCACCACCGCTGACTTACGGATTATGTCCCGGATCGCGATAGCTTCATTGACCCATTCCAGAGCCAAACGAGACGCCTGATTGGTGTCAGGCGTATCGCCGGGTTTTATCATCATAAACCAGCGTTCGCGTGGCGACGACGAATCCGCGATGAATTGCATACCATTAAAGACGATGCTTTCTCCGGAATATCCCGCAGGTAGGCCACGGGCTTTTGCCAAAGTGCCGGCGAGGCAGGCGCAATCGCCGGAATAACTTGATCCGTCAATTAGGCCGCCGATGATCGCCGTGCGCAGGGCCTCAAGTTCATCTGGCAATTTAAGTATTTCCGCTATCATGTCCGAGCGGAAATGAGCGAGATTGGCGTCCGCGAGATTGGCGCCCGTGAGATTGGCGTCCGCGAGATTGGCGCCCGTGAGATTGGCGCCCGCGAGATTGGCGTCCGTGAGATTGGCGTCCGTGAGATTGGCGCCCGTGAGATTGGCGCGCGCGAGATTGGCGCCCGTGAGATTGGCGTCCGCGAGATTGGCGCGCGCGAGATTGGCGCGCGTGAGATTGGCGCCCGCGAGATTGGCGCCCGCGAGATTGGCGCCCGTGAGATTGGCGTCCGCGAGATTGGCGCCCGTGAGATTGGCGCGCGCGAGATTGGCGCCCGTGAGATTGGCGCCCGCGAGATTGGCGTCCGTGAGATTGGCGTCCGTGAGATTGGCGCCCGTGAGATTGGCGTCCGCGAGATTGGCGCCCGTGAGATTGGCGTCCGTACTGACTGCTTTTCTTACTGCAAACCCCAGCCTAAAGCGGTAACTCTGTACAGCGACTTCCGCGTCTAACTCACACTCAAATAAAACTTTGGAGGTAATCCGGGATTTAATCTGGAACATTGCCGCCGCGCTCATAGCACCACCACCATCGCGCCGATCGCCAGGCACAGCGCGACCCAGAGAATGGCCTCGACGATCCAGAGGCGGGGGAACGGGTTCGGGTGCTCGGGCTGGCCACGATGCCAGGAGAGACCCCGCGCTGCGTCGGATCGGCTTTCGAGCCGGTTTCGGAAGGCGGTGTTTTCAAGGGATACGCGTTGGGCGGGCTGTGTGCGGGACGCGGGTTCCATCGGCTCGGTCC